AACCTCCGCGGTGCCTACCTCCGCGGTGCCAACCTCGACGGTGCCAACCTCCGCGGTGCCTACCTCGACGGTGCCAACCTCGACGGTGCCAACCTCGACGGTGCCAACCTCGACGGTGCCTACCTCGACGGTGCCAACCTCCGCGGTGCCTACCTCCGCGGTGCCAACCTCGACGGTGCCAACCTCCGCGGTGCCTACCTCGACGGTGCCAACCTCGACGGTGCCAACCTCAATTGGCAATCCCACGACACGATAGCCGAATTGCTGCTTCGCGCTTCCGGCGACGACATCGAGAAACGAAAGGTAGCCGGCTTGATACTCGTTAGTCGCGACTGGTGTTGGAGTCATTTCGTTGCGTTGTCCGGAGATCCGTTGTGGCAATGGGCTATCGACACGTTATCGGCCTACGTAATCGACGGCGATAGTTCGCCGAAAATTCTCAGACGAGCGAAGCAATGAGCGTATCAACGAAAGACCTGCGAGCATTAGCAACCCTGATGCGAGCCGACCCGGAATGCGATGGGGCGGCGAAGATGATCGAGGAAGCGGCTGACGAGATCGACCGGATGCGGAGTGTCATTGCCGACTTGCGCACTCGGTGCGACTGTGAAATGGCTGACGAATCGCAATGTCCAAGCGAAATGTGCTGCCATATGTGGGAGAGGATCGAAGAAGCTGTGAATGCAATCAAACGAAAGGAATCGAGCAATGTTGATGCTTAGTCGTAATCCAGGCGAAACCATCGACATCGATGGAGGCCGGATACAAGTGTTTGTTCAGAAAATCGTAGGCAGGCACGTATTCATCGGCATCACCGCACCAGATGGAATACGGATTGACCGTCGCGAGGTGACGATTCAGCGGATGATGGCCGATGGAATGCCGCTCAGCGAGATCGAGCAGCGATTGGACGCAGCGGAGGTGCAATAGGAAATAACCTGAACGCGAGTGTGTAGCCGTGGAACGCGATGAGCGCGAAGCCGAGATGCGGACCATGCCACTCGGCGGGAACACGCGGACAACGGCGTGGGCTGTCAGGGGAGATGTCCCTCCCCTATGCCCATTACCCAAGGCGGCGTTGACGGTGAAACGCGGATTTCCTGGCAGTCGCGGGATTCAGCCTCGTAATCGAATCTTGCCGCTAGCAGGTTCAATTCCTGCCCTTGGGACTTGGACGGTGAAGTAATGATGGCAACCCTCTACATATTCGTTTTAACGTTGCTGCGACCAGACGGCCCAGCGACGGCGCCTCGATATTTGAGGCCAGAGGAAAACCTTAACTGCCCGGTCCCGTGGGCGAAATGCGGGAGATACCCGAGCGGCTACGTTTAGCTACGCTCGGGCCTGTCGGGGGCCCAACGTCGGTTGGATGTTACGACGTAATGAATAGCTCTGATCCTGGTGAGTGACTGCGAAATGATTCTGATGTTGTTCGTAGATAGGAGACTTGGCCATGGCAACGTAAGCCGTCGACCGGCAAAGCTGAGATGTCAAGTTAAGGCATTCGATGCACGCACAAGTAAGACATATATGAGCAACTCACCCAAAACATGGAGGCGCACGAATCCGGCCCGTGCAAGCCAATCCACTTCCGAATGTAATTAGCGGCACTTCCTAGTGTCGTTCTTGGGCCCTGGACCCGGTGAACGCCAACGCACCGCGTCGGTTAGCCGGGCCGGGGCGATTTAAGGACGGAATCATGGGACTTAGCAACCGCACGAAACTACATGACGACGACAAGATGCCGTTCGGTAAGCACAAGGGCTCGCGTCTCGGAGAGGTGCCCGACTCGTACTGGCGGTGGTTTCTGACACAGGACTGGTGCGATCAATGGCCGGATCTTGTTGAGTACGCCAAGCTCGTCGAGGAAAACTAAAGGAAAAGCGATGGACAACATCAAGAACGCAATCATTGAAAGTGCGACGATCACCACAGACGATCACGGATGCCTGTCTGCGTGGCTTCAGCTCGACTACGGAGGAAGCGGGCAGGGATTTGGCGGATACGCACTCTACCTGCCGAAGTCATTTACGCACCACAATCTCAACGGTCCCGCTGGGCATTTCATTTGGCGAGTCATGGAAATTGCCGGGGTGACGCAGTGGGATCACCTGAAGGGGAAGACGATTCGTGTGAAAGGCAACGACCAACACATCGAGGCCATTGGACACATCGTCAAGGACGACTGGTTTAATCCAATCGAGATGTCTGACAAGTAAGTCACGGAGGACGACATGCGATTCATCATAGCCCTATTCCTGGTGTGCCTCGCCATCGTGGCACACGACAGGTTAGTTGAGTGGAGGGAGAAGTGAAGTTCCATCGAGTGCGAGAAAAACACCAATACGATTTCCTCGATGCCGACTGCATCGGGCGCCTGTGCTTCTCTCCCGGTGAGTATCAACATCGTGGAGCAACTATGTCTGGATCAAGGAATACCGGTGCTTACAGCTACGTCTGCATGAGGCGAGCGTATCACGGGTGCCCGAGTCCGCTTGCCGAATACGACACAGCGATTGCTGTTGAACACGCAAAGGAAGGGTGGCGAAAGTGATGAGCCGCTACCATGAATCCGAAGCCGCTACCATGAAAGCGGCAGTCAATAAAGCAGAAAGCTGAACATGGGACGACTTCAGAAACCAGTAGTTCGAACCGCAAAAAGCCACCTGTCCTTGCATGTTGGATCCGTGCTCTTGTCGTTGCGGAAAGATCGTCACATCACGCTGCAACAGGTTGCCGACGGCTCGGGGCTGGGGACAGGCCACATCAGCCAGATTGAGAACGGGCTATCATCCCCGACCGCAGACACGCTTTGGAAGTTGGCGACGTTTTTCAAAGTCAGTGCAGGAGTGTTTTTCGAAGGGTACAGCGAGGGAAAACAATGCGAAGCGTGAAAATCTACGGACGTAGCGATGACCTGATCGAGGTCGACGGGAAGGCGAAGGGTGGCACATCGAGGTGGCCAAAATCGGAATCGGCGAAGTGCTGGAGATCCGCGGAAGGTCTGAGCGACAAAGACGTTGAAGACTTTTTCGAGAGGTTCGACGTGGACGACTACAACATCGCCGCGTTGCGAGAAGCTATGAGGATATTGGACGGAGCGAGCCCATGAGCCGCTACCAGGACTGGATAGAAAGCGAAGCCGAGCGGGCCGCCTACGAGAAGTGGAAGAAATTCCACGATGAATTCATGCGTCAGTTCGAGCCTCCCGAGGAAACGACCTCGGAGCGATTTCGACGCGTTCATCGGCATCGTGCGCTCGTCAATGGCATCCGCGAAATGCTTCAGAGTCGTTCGATTTATGGGGATGTGGCGTGCGACAAACTTCAGACACTGATGGAGATTCATGATGGACTTGGCAAGACTAGCTGAGCCGTTTTCGGACGAAGACATAGAGTGGCGGGTTTCACAAAGCGGGCTTGGTCGATCGACATCGAGCAACTCTGGACGGAACCCGAAAGGAATTTACTGCAAGGTTCTTGCCTACGTGACAGCCAGGGCGATTCAGAAACGCCTCGATGACGTGTGCGGTCCAGAGAATTGGCGTACTGAGCAGCCCGTCTTGCTCGACCTGAAACTGTTCGACAAAGAAGGGAAGCCCGTCTCCAAGTCGGCATTCGCCATCGGCCTGTCAATTCGCATCGATAGTGAATGGGTAACCAAGTGGGACGTGTGCGAGCCGACGAACATCGAGCCGGCCAAGGGCGGCTTCAGCGGAGGCGAGAAACGCGCCGGGGCACAGTGGGGAATCGGCAGGTATTTGTACCGCCTCGACGAAACATTCGCCGAGGTTTCGGAACAGCAGCCGACCAAACAGTGGCACTGGGCGAAGCTTTCGAAGCAGGACGGTGGAGGCGCGTACTACTGGAAAGATCCAGTACTTCCGGCGTGGGCAACTCCAGAAATCGAAGCAATCACGGAAGAGGAATTCGAAGAAGTGAAGCAGGCGTGGCGTGCTAAATTCGCGACGGACGTAAAAAACAATGCCGAGCTACGCGAGGGCTTCAAGCGATTCGTTCGCAGCATTTCTGACATACCCGTTTTTGACGTGAGTTGTTGGACTCGCGACGTGCTGGAGCGGTGTCAGAAACGCATCACTATGACCACCGACCCGGCTGGGCCAGATAGCGACATCCCGTTCCATGGGGCGACAACATGAGCGGACTGAAACCAGACCTACCCGATGACCTGGAAACACTTCAGCAACACGCCCAATTCTGGGCCGACGCTCAACGGCTCTGCAATTGGGCAATTGGAGACATTGCCAGGAGAGCCCGAGCGATCAGTGAAGACGCCTTGCATCAGGTGTTTCCGCCCGAAGTATCGCCGGGACTCATTGCTCGCTGTGAAGCTGTTTCCCTGGCGTACCCCAGGCCAGAAGACCGAACAGTTTCCGCGACGTGGACGCAGTATATGAAACTGGCGAACGATCCAGATCGCCAGCGGAAACTACAGGAGATCGTCGACCAAGGATTGACCACCGACGAATCAAGGAAGGCGGCAAAGGAAAGCCGCGAGGCAGGGACGGCGCCGCCGGCGGCAAGGTGGCTGCTGGCGGTGGACGTGAACTATCACCTGCATCGGCACTGGTTTTCCGGGGCAGGCGTGGAAGCCGCTTCGCGTGTGACGGAATGGATTCGTCGAACCGTCGAGCGTCTCAAGGAAAAGGGGCTCACAGACTGCGTCTGCTGCCTGGATTCCAGGACGAACTTCCGGAAGAAACTCACCGAGGACTGGGAAGCGAAGTACAAGGACCGCCCGCCGAAGGATCCGGAACTCTCGAACCAGTTGAACTTGGTGGTGGAACTTCTCGCGGCTGCCGGATTCTGCTGTGTGACCGCGGAAGGATTTGAGGCTGACGACATCATGGCCTCGTATGCGAAACAGTTCGAAGGGCGAGTGACCTTGCTGTCTCAGGACAAGGATCTGAAGCAACTCCTTTCCGACAAAGTCAACATTCTCCAGGACGTGGAATGGGAGGAAGACGTTTCCACGGGCGACATGATGCCGAAGTACAAGTGGCTGTCGGCGAAACAGTTGCTCGAAACGACCGGGCTGCGTCCAGACCAGTGGGCCGGGTTTCAGGCCATCATGGGTGACAACGTCGACGGAATCAAAGGTGCGCCTGGGATTGGGGAGAAGGGCGCCACGGATCTGATTATCCAATTCGGAAGTCTGGACGCCGTGATTGCGGCTGCAAAATCCGGCGATGAATCGATCAAGGAAAAGAAACGGCTGGCACTGATTCAACTAGCCGAGCAACTCGACGTTGTTCGGCAACTCGTGACTCTACGAACGGATGTCAGCGTACCGATGGGGACACGAATCTAATCCGACACGAAAGGCGGCGAGTGATGACTGAGGAAGAATTCCGCACGATGTGCGAACAGCACGACCTGACCTACGCATATTCCGACGACCACTCCGTGTGGCGACGAGGAACAGACTCGCTCCGACGTGTTCGAGAAGCGGCGGCACAACTGGGAGACGAGAAGGCGGTTCCGATCTGGAATTCCGTTGTCGACCAGAAACTCGTCCCGGAAGCACGGACGCAATTTTACTGGATGAAGGAGGATGCGTGATGGCGAAAGTGAAAACAACTCCGCGGGACCGGATGATCGAGACGGCCCGCCAATACCAAATTGGCACCTACATCAATCGGTTTGTCGCGAAGGACTTTCAGCAGATGATCCGCGCTGAGGCGGCTTCCAGGCCAGCGGGAATGTTTCCTGCTGTCGTGGCCGGACGAATGAGTTTCGTATTCCGCGCGACTGGCCAGTGTGCTTGTGTGACGTGCGGAGCGGTGAAAGCCTGGAGGGGCGAGGGCTACGGACAGATGGAGACCGGGCATTTCCTCGCCGGGAGGCGAGCGTCGATCGTTCTGGACGAATGCAACGTCGCCCCTCAGTGTTCGCACTGCAACAAGCACCTGTCTGGCAATCAGGTGGCATTTCGGCTGTGGATGGAATCGGTTCGCGGCGTAGAGGAAATCGAACGACTCGAGGAGCTGAAACGCACTTCGCGACAGTTCACCCGGGAAGAACTGGTGGACATGCGACTGGAATTCCGGCGACGACTGCGAGGGGCCGAGGCGGAAATGATTCGGTGAATCGATGAACAGGAGAAAACGTCATGAAGATTCTTGAACGACTATCCGTCCCAACAGGCGACATTCTCGTTGTCCAAGGAGATCAAGGGAAGTTGGAGCTTCTCTCGATCGGAGACTACGGGAAAGACGTGAACCTGAAGTGTGACGCACTCGGGCTGACTCGTGACCCTGATCCAGTGCGACATACCAAACTTCTCCCACTGGAAGAGAAATGGGTTATCACAATCAGCACCCAATACGGCTGCTCGATGGGGTGCCGTTTCTGCGACGTTCCGCGCGTCGGCCCTGGAGTCAATGCGACCGAGAATGATCTGATCGAGCAAGTGCTAACTGGAATCAAGCTCCATCCCGAAGTCGAATCGTCGAAGCGTCTCAACATTCATTTCGCCAGGATGGGAGAGCCGACGTTGAATCCTGCTGTCTTGGAAGCGACCAGATGGTTCAAAACTCACATCGACCCGGAGTATCACATCCATCCTGTCGTCTCCACGATGATGCCGAAGAATAACGAGTGGCTGAAGACATTCATTCATACCTGGATGCGGATGAAGAACCGGCTACTGCATGGCGAGGCCGGACTGCAAATCAGTATTAACTCAACCGATCCGTTTGAACGGGATCGGATGTTTCACGGCAATGCCCTTTCTCTGGACCAGATCGCCCGTGTCATGGAAGGCATCATTCCGAACGGGCGGAAGATCACGCTGAACTTCGCCGTTGCAGAGTATCCCGTCGACCCACAAGTCCTGCGGAAGTATTTCAACCCGGCGTGGTACATCTGCAAACTGACACCGATGCACAAGACGCGATCAGCGATGCTCCACGGAATCGAAACGGACGGAGACTACACCACCATCGCACCGTACGCAGATTTGGAGCAACGGCTGAAAGATGCCGGGTATGACGTGCTGGTGTTCATTGCCTCGCACGAAGAGGACGACGGACGAATCACTTGCGGGAACGCGATTCTGAGCGGAACAAAGCCGTTTGATTCGCAGGCTCGATGACCAACAGGAAGGAAACATGATGAACGCAGAGCAGCTACAGAAGCTTATTATGTCAATCGAGGAGATCGCCAAAGCCGTCGAGTCGGGACGGGAGTTCCGCGTGATCTACAAGCCGAAGGAGTTCTGGCTGAACGTCTACTCACGCTCATGCACAACCACGGCAATACATGACAGCAAAAACGCGGCAGACAAGAACGCCTCAGAATGTCGCATCGCCTGCCTGCATATGGTCGAAGACCCCAGCACCTCGGAATACTATGGCAGCCAACAGGAAGGAAACGATTCAGATGGCTAACTACGAAACCCGGTGGGTGTACATCTTCGGAATGGAGAACGAGGACGACGTGTTCGGTTCGCTTCTTGAAAACAGTCCGTTCGGAGACTTTGCATCGCCTGGGCTCTACAAGATTGGCACGACGACCAACCCTGTTCGTCGCTGGCAACAGGTGCAAGTTCACAGCCCATGGGATCTGCGAGTGTTCGCGATCCTGCGCGGAGGATTCAAGTTGGAGGCTTTGATCCACAAATCCCTGGAAGAGTACAGAACGCGTGGAGAATGGTTTGCGATGTCTCGGCAGACAATGCACCGCGTGCTCGAAGAGCTTGAAGACAGTTCATCTATCGGCCGAAAGATGTTCGGCGATTTGCCGTGGTGCAGTATCGTTTGCATTGGAGAAGAAACATGAGTCAAGACGCCGTTGTAAACAAACCGGTTCTCAACTCGCTTGAGCGCACCACCCTACGAAACTGCGAAAAGACTATCACGAAGGGAGTCGAGACATTTCGCGAAGTCGGAGAAGCACTGGCACAGATTCGCGACCAGCAACTATTCCGAGAAAGCTACGGCAGCTTCAAGGCGTACTGCAAGGAAAAGTGGGGTTTCAGTGACAGCCGGGCCCGTCAGTTAATGGGTGGTGCGGAGGTAGCCAATGAGGTGGAAAGCGTTACCCGGGTAACGCTTTCGAACGAAAAACAGGCCCGCATTTTATCCAAACTGCCTAAACAAGAGCAGAAATCCGCGTGGGTCGAGGCGGTTGATTTGGCCAACGGCAACACACCGACGAAGGAACAACTCGAAGCGGTAGTTGAGATGCGAATCGAAAAGATTGGAGAGGACGCTGATTCGGCAGGGACGCCCGAGGAATCTGACAGCCGGCCGTCGAGGAATGACACGGAAACGCCGGCTGTCGATTTTGGCAAGTGCCCTGCCTGCGCCGGGACGAAGTGGACCGAGGACGAGGACGGCGTTTCCTGCGCGAAGTGCCACCACCCGTACGGAGAACCGGCTGGGGATACGGACGAGGAACGCCTGAAGACCCAGCGCCAGAAAACCATAAAAACGATCGAGGCGCTCATGCGGGCATTCGACGACCTGCAGACCATGCTCGCGAAACCGGAGCATGTCCAGGCGATTCGGACATGCAAGGCGTTGTTAACAGTTGCGAAAGGGTGGAAATGAGCTTGCTAGAACCTCGGTGTTTGGTTTGCGGTGCGCCGCTTGACCAGGGTGCCCCATTCGAAAGAGACGTTCGCAAAAGCGAGGTTTGTTCTGACGAGTGCTGCGAAAGGTACATGCACGACGAGGATGAAGGTACACCATTCGGAAGCATAAACATCGGTGCCGAGATGGCAGCAACCATGGGAGAGGATCCGCGTCCGTACCTGACGGACGAACAGATTCAGGAGCAACTCCGCATTTCCCGCATGACGCGAGAGGAATGGGATGCGGAGTGGGAGCGTCGGCTTGGTAGTCCATTTTAGAAAAGGCTGCGAGCATTGGAGAAGTTGAGATGAAAGCATTGACTATCTGCCAGCCATATGCCTCGCTGATCGTCGGGTGGGACGGAATGCCGGAAGAAATCCGCAAGCGCGTCGAGAACCGTTGCTGGCGCATGGAATACCGCGGTCCTTTGCTGATACATGCGGGGAAGTCGCGGAAGTGGCTCGATTGCTGGGACGGCCCTATTCCCGACGACATGCCGTTCGGTGCCCTTATCGGCCGAGTTGAGGTGGTCGGATATGCGCAAGGAAACTGGAATCTTGGATTTCGAGATAGTGTGTTGAAGCAGTGGCCGTGGCTTCTGGATCACATTCACGCCGAAGGCCCATATTGCATAATCCTGGCGAACCCAATGCGATTCGCGTCCCCGATTCCCTATCGAGGCCAACAGGGGTTATTTGATGTTCCCGACGAAATCGTGAGGGGAATCTGATGATCGAGTTGCCTTCACTTTATCCGCACCAGGAATCACACCGGGACCGTGTCAGGGCGTCCCTGGCTCAGCACCGGCGAGTCATCGTCTGTGCACCTCCCGGCATGGGCAAGACTCGGCTCTCGAAGTGGATTCTCGGAGCGAGTGCAAACAGGGAGCCCAGCGAGAAACAGACCGGGCACAGTCTTTTCGCCGTCCACCGCCGGGGACTTGTGGACAACGCCGTGGATTCGTTTGCGGAAGAACCCGCCCTGCCGCATGGAATCATCATGTCGGGCCGGGACACGAGCTACGGTGACAAGATCCAAGTGGCGTCCATTGACACGATGCTGAGTTGGTTTGTGGAGGGAGGAATCTATCGCCCGAATCTGACGTTCGACCTGATTTGTTTTGACGAAACTCACAGTCACTTGCAGAAGCTGGCGAAGTTTCTGAAGTACCACGACGCCAAACGGGAAGCCTCGGGACAGAATCCAGCGTACGTGATCGGGCTGAGTGCGACACCACAGGCTCGGGGACTGGCAGACATCTACAAGGAAATCGTTCCTGGCCCGAGCACGCAATGGCTGATCGACAACAACTACCTGTCTCCATTCCGATACTTCCGGGCGACCCAGGGCAAGCTGAACCTGCTGGTGAAGCGCGGTGGGGAGTTTACCAAGGACAGCGTTTCCGACGCAATGGACGGGCTTGCCGGCGACCTGGTGCGAGACTGGAAGCAATATGCGGAAGGCAGGCCGACAGTCGGATTCTTTCCGCGACGTTCCCATGCCCGTGACGCTATGGCCCAACTGGAATCCGCTGGCGTCCGAGTGGCGTACGTGGACGGGGAAACGCCCGACGACGACCGCCGCCGGATATTCCGAGAGTTGAACAACCACCACATCGACTATCTGTGCAACGTCCAGGTAGTTGAGCGAGGGACGGACATTCCGCGAATCGGGTGCGTCCAGGTGTGCGTAGCAGTGGCGTCCATCGTCCGGTGGCGTCAGATGATTGGCAGAGCGTCCAGAAGGCACCCAGAGAAGACAGACGCGATCGTTCTTGATCATGGTGGAAACCTGAAGCGTGGGCTCGGATTCTTCGAAGACGACCCGCCGTGGACTCTGGACATCACCACGAAGGAACCTGGGGAAGTCCTGTCGCGGCCGACAATTGAGTGCCCGAAGTGCCATGCCATCTACCGCGGAGGAAAGTGCCGGTACTGCGGGTACGAGCCGACCCCGAGCGAGCGGAAAGGCCAGGGACTGGTATTCGATGGGACCGAACTAAAGGAAGTCGTTCGCGAAGAGGAAAAGAAGCCGAAGGTGGCGAGCGCCGAGGAACTGATGAAGGACGCCTTATTCGCGGCCGGAAAGTCCGGCAGGACGTGGAAACAGTGTTTTGGGATGTTTAAGAAGGAGTGCAGAAAACAGGGGACGAATTACCGAGTTCCGAAGTCTGTCGAGATTGCAGGCAGGCGCTACAGAATGCTGAGGTTCGATGATGTTGACGACCACGGCCGACGCGTTGACATGCTGTTTCCGATAGTCAAGGGACACCACGGCGGCGATTACTTAGTGAAGCAGGAAGAACCTGCGATGGCACCATACTGAAAGGCAAGACATGCAGATTCGAAGGAATAGGACCATGCCAATCGTAACTGACCCGAAGATAAGCCGGAATGTTCCAGCGTGTATTCGGAGAAATCTGCTCGACCATCGATTCGGCTCGCTGGTAGTCGTCGGATTCGTCAGGCAGCGTAGAGCTTCCGCCAGATGCGTGCAGTCAATCTGGCTCGCCCGGTGTGACTGCGGAAACTACACCGAAATTCAATCGGGCTGCCTTACGAGACAAGATCGACCGGTTAGGCACTGTGCGGGCTGCGGCCACAAATACAAGGGTGGACGCAGCCTTATGGCAGTGCCAGAGTACACCACCTGGAGTGACCTGAGACGCAGAGGAATATTGTGCGACGTTTGGGCGAATTCGTTCGAGGCATTTATGGCCTACGTCGGAAATCGCCCATCAGCAAAGCATCGCATGTGGCGTGCTGATTGGGAACGTCCGCATGAACCGGGGAATTCATTTTGGAAAACGCGAGAAGAGACCCGGCGCGAACGAAACCGAATAAACGTCGCTGCGTACATGGCTTCGATTGGTGACGACAGTGAAACACTCAGGAAGCGACTCGAATCAGTGAGCCGCCAGAGGCTGTTCCAATTGCGTGAAGCCGCGAGGAAGAAATAGTGTGTTGTATTTCCGTACAGGTGTGGTATAAATACGAGAAGTCCGGGAACTCGCTAGTCACCCGGACTTCTCTGAACGATGCCAACCTTGTAGAGAGGCCAGCATGTCTAAAGCTTACTGTAGCACGAAAAGACGCGGAAAGCCACTTCCCAAAGTGCGTCCACAGCGGAAAAGACGAATCACCAAGATGGTCTGTAGCGACTGTGGCGCGCCACGCGACATCCATTCGAGTGAGAGGTACGCAGCCAGAAGACCAAGATGCCTTCAGTGTGGCGGACCTATGAACAGGCCCCGCGACATGTAGGGGAAGAACGCCGCAAGTGCTTCCCCGGCGGCATAGAGCCCAGAATTGGCAGCGAGGGAAACTAGCAAGTGTTCTCCGGGGAAACTCGGAGAGTCGGACACGAAAACGGTTAGAGTGCCTTCGGGCCGCCAAAGTCCGATCCCTGCGGATGAAACCCGGTGACAACCGCTGATATGGCACCTGCGAACTACCTAGTTTTATGTCCTATTTTTGGTCATCCGGCAAAGGTATGCACTGTCGGAACTGGTGAATTCAAGTCGTTGAAGCTGCAGTGTGGCTGTTTCCAAGGAGGAAGTGCTGGTGGACATTACTGCTATTGAAGACGAGTTAACTGGCCGCGTCGAACGCATGAAACTGAAGTCGCAAGACTACAGGGACGACATGTTTCTGACTCACCTGAACAACGCACTGAAACACGGACGCACAATAACGATAGACGTAGACGATGAAGTCGACTTTGAGTATGCCACGGAGGTGTGAGGTGTACGAAAGCGTGCGAGAGCCACCCCGGAAATGTGAGTCGTTCGGAAAGGCGTTCAAGCTCACTGCCGACGGACAGGAAGACGTGTGGCTACCCGTTTCGAAGACGGAACTGGAAGTCACTGGTGAAGCGGAGGAACTGGTGACGGCAGCGACAATGCCGCGTTTCATTGCAGAAGACAGGGGATTGATAGAAGACGCTCATTCCCCCGTGGAAACAACAACATCCGAAACGATGACTCGTGACGACTGGTTCCTGCTCGGGTTGACGATGGCGATGGTGATTCGTGGGGAGGACGATCCGGTGTGGGAAGCGAAGAAGATTGTCAGAAAGATGATGAACGAAAAGGAGTGATGAGATGGCAATTGACTGGAATGCGTACTACGCGTTTTGCAGAGATGTTGAGACAGCCGAAAAGAGCGACAGGAAGTGGCACTGCGAGGCGAAGGACGGAGAACTGTGGGTGGGGGCCTTTCTGTACGATTGCCCACCTGGAGAAACTTACTATCGTGTGGTCTACGACTCGGATCCAGCAGAAACCGAACAGAAAGCGGTTGAGGAGGAACAGTTCCGCATGTTTTGGATGGTACTTGGAGTTGGCGTGCGGACATTTCGCCACGCGACCGAGGAGGAAGCAAGGAAGGAAGCCGAGCGACTTGCTTGCGTTCATCGCGGCTCGACCTTCATCGTGCTTCAGGCGGTGGCTGGTGTGACTTCGGACGTGGAATGGTCCGAAGCCGTCTACATTCCATTTTGAAAGTGATCCGTCGTAGGAAGCGAAGAAACTGGTGATACAGATGAGGGAGAAACAATGAAAATCTATGTGGCAAGTAGTTGGCGAAACGAGAAACAACCGGAAGTCGTTACGGAACTTCGCGAAGCTGGATACGAGGTCTACGACTTCAGAAATCCAGCCCCTGGCAACAACGGGTTTCACTGGTCGGAGATTGATCCCGATTGGAAACAGTGGACTCCGGAGCGATACCGAGAGTGTCTGCAACACCCGTATGCAGAGTATGGATTCGCGAGCGACATGAACGCTCTTCGCGCGGCGGACGTAGTCGTGGCTGTGCAGCCGTTCGGACGGTCCGCGTCACTTGAGCTTGGATGGGCCTCAGGAACTGGCAAGACAACCATTCTGCTTTTGGAAGACGGCGAACCTGAGTTGATGGTCAAGATGTGTGACGCGATTTGCGTGAACATGGACGAAGTTCTTGAATGCGTCAAAAGACGCGCTGAGGACTCGTTTGACGAATAGGTTGGTGACAAGGACGGAGGACGAACGATGGCGATGCTGAACGAACTGAAGGTACGAGCCAAGGCCGACATCATGGAAGCGTTTAACATCGGATACCGAGACGGGTTGTGTTATTCGGCAACGATGCTCCGTGTGATAGCTGCGGAGGTGAATGTTTCCGTGGACGAGCTTCGCGCGGAAATAGAAGCGGAAGCTGGCAGGTTGGAAACGCTCGGGAGAGAAAAGCGATAGTACGGCGTATATATACTCCGTACTACAGGAAATGGACACGTGGAGGACGAACGATGCGTGTAAGCCTGAAGGAACTTGAAGCGATACAGCGTTGCCCGGTATGCAAAGCGCCGTTAGTCCGTTTGGTGTCGAAGTACTTCGTTTGCCCGAACGGCTTGGACCACACGCGACTGATAACGTTGGAGCCTGGCGTCGCGTATCGGCACAAGAGAGCCATCAAGGCTCTGAAGTGGATGGAAGCGTCGGAGATTTCCCACAAGCGAGAGAAACCGCGAAGACCTGAAAGGTACTTGGTTGATTACCGGGAAGGCCTGTTCGTCCGCTGTAGAAAAACTGAAACTGGCGCATTTGCGGTACGAGTTAAGAACGGCAAGTATTGGAGCCTGTTCTTCGTCAAGCAGGACGGAAAGCAATGAGCGACGACACCCGGCCAGACACCTACACGCTTTCCTGGTGGCGTGAACAAATGCGTGGCGTTGTTCATTCCCTGAACAGGTGCAACGCGGAATACGCGGACTGTTTCGAGTCGGTGAAGACTCTCAGGGAACGAGCGGACAAAGCGGAAACTAAACTGGACACGGAACTGGCAGCGTTTCGTGTTGAGATCGGGCGTCTGAAAGAAGAGTTGGCGGTGGCGACGGAAGCCATTGGGAAGGCACGGGAAGCGTTTCGCGAGTTGAAGAAGGAAAAGCCATGACAGACGCCGAAAAGTGCAGGCAGAACGGATGGGGGCCTGGAACCAGGCTCGTCGGGAATGACGGATTCCGCGATACGGTGATTGAGCTTACAGCGGTTGGGGAGAACAGCGTACTGGCAAAACGAATCAACTCAGATGGCGATGCAGAGTACGAATCGAGTTGGACGTTGCAGTACCGAGAATGGCGAGAAGCTGCGAGCTGAAAGGGTGAACATGGACATCGAATACTACACACCAACGGGCCACCACGCGTCTGGATTCGCGTGGACAGCGGCGAATGGCACCCGACCGGCTCATGTAGTATGCGGCGGGTGCGGGAAGAGATCGAGGCGAATGGGCCGACACGAATTCTGAACGGCACTTAGGGAGGAAGGTGAACATGAAAGAGCGACCGATTCTTTCTAGCGGTCCGGAAGTGCGAGCGATCCAGCAAGGCCGCAAGTCGACGATGCGGCGAATCATCGGATTCGTAAACGCCACGGGTATGCCAGACGAACTGACGCAACTTCGACTCATAGAGGGTTGCGTCTGCATGTACGTTGCTGATGCACAGAAGCCGATCATATTCGGTGGCGGTGAGATTCCATGGGTCCAACGAGATGATTCTGGCGGATGGATTCGATGCGTTACTGGTGGCGGCAAGGGAAAGCCAATGACGTGTCCATATGGCGGTCTTGGGGACCGCCTCTGGGTGCGAGAGACGTGGGCATACACCACTGACTACGATGGCCAATTCCTGATGGATGGCGTGAAGGCGTTGTATCGAGCAGACAACAACGAAAGCGTTACTCCGAGTCGTTGGAGACCGTCCATCCACAGGCCTCGCTGGGCGTCGAGGATCACGCTGGAGGTTACCGGCGTGCGTGTCGAGCGGTTGCAGGAGATCGAGAACACCGACGCCATCGCAGAGGGAATGACGATCGACTGGAGATCTGCACCACACGACCCGATAAGCCAGTTCTCGGCCCTCTGGGATTCGATCAACTTCAAACGTGGTTTCGGCTGGGACGCGAATCCATGGGTGTGGGTGATTTCGTTTGAGAAAGTAGAGCCATGAAATACACCCCGCAGATTCTGACGATAGCCCTTCAGAAACAGATTCTGAAACTGGTGGACGCCGGCCATTCCTACGAACAGATTCGTGCGGCGCTGCACGTCACCAGCACTTCGATCGCACGAGTGATAACGCGGCGACAGGCGTGTCGCGACAAGCTGGTTGACACGCCGTATCATGGGCTGCCCATGAACATATCTGGCCAGACATATGAGCCGCGCGGCAAGGAGTTGCAGGATCGTATCGCCATCGTGCGGCGTCGGCATACCGAGTTGGAACTGGTGGAGCCGGTGGAGATCCAGGTGGTGAGGCTGGCGGACTTGGGGGTTCATGTGCACGGAGGGGAGAGGGTGACGAGATGACGAGGACACAAAGGAAAGGATAGGTAACCTGATATGAAAACGAAACCATCACTCCCGCTTAAATGGCACGGAGGGAAGCATTACCTGGCCGAGCGGATCATTGCTCTGATGCCGAAGCATGTCCACTACGTCGAGCCGTACTTCGGCGGCGGGGCGGTACTGTTCGCCAAGAATCCAGAGGGCGTCAGTGAGGCTGTCAACGACATCAATCGTGAGTTGACGACGTTCTGGACGGCGTTGCAACATGACCATTGGTTTCAGGAGTTTTGTCGGTTCATAGAGGCTGTTCCGTTTTCGCAAGTTGAATGGGAAGACTCTGGTATTCAGGCGTCGTCTGTCGGGATAGAGGCTGCACGATTCTTCATCCGCTACCGTCAGTCCCGCCAGGGCCTCGGCAAGGACTTTGCAACCCTCTCCCGCAATCGCACTCGCCGCGGGATGAACGAGCAGGTCTCGTCATGGCTATCGGCAATTGAGGGGCTTCCAGAGGCCCACGAGCGACTCAAGCGGGTTGTGATCCTGAACACCGACGCCTTGGACGTGATCCAGCAACAGGACGGACCTAACACCCATTTCTACCTCGATCCGCCTTATCTGCATGAGACGCGCTCAACGACTGACGCTTACCAGTACGAAATGGACCGCGATCAGCACAAGCGGCTTTTGAAGGTATTGAGTGAGATTAAGGGGACATTTCAGTTGTCAGGGTATCGTTCGGAATTGTACGAATGGTACGGCTGGCGATGTGTGGAATTCGATCTGCCGAACAACGCAAGCGGCGCCAAAGAAAAGCAGCGGAAGACTGAGTGCGTCTGGATGAATTACGAGGAGGAACCGACATGACACTCGAATCAACATCCTACATCTGCATCGCGAGCCACCCGGTTTCCGAGTGGTACGACTTATCAGAGGATCCCTGGAGCCTGCACGAGCAATGGCTCGGCGAACGCGTGTGGGACGCGCTGGAATGGCTGGGAACAGACTGGCTCTGGGGCCGAATCTGTGAGCAAATTCCCGACGACGTGTGGGATGGGATGGTTGACAACAACGGCGACCAGAACCTTTACAACGCAATTGACGCGATGATTCGATCGAGAGGGGAGGAACCGAGCGATGGGTGAAATGGTATTCTGTCCGCATTGCATGGAAGTCACCGAGTGTTTCGTTAAAAAAGAACCTGGATGGACAACATGGACGTGCAGCGTTTGCGGCAAGGTTGCTGACGACGAAATCGACGACGCGTACGAGGAACCGAGCGATGACTGACCGACGCGACGAACTGCCAGCCAAATTCACACGCGCCGAACGAGACGCCTACCAGTGGCTTTGGGACTGCGGAGTTCGGCCGTGGACCGTGGATCTGGTGACGAAGCAAGTGAAGACGTGTGAACGCGAATACGCGTCTCTGGTGGAATTCAGACGATCAATCGAGTGGCCCTGGCTGAAGGAGACGACATGAGCGTTGAATGGAAGAATGTAACGAGTTACTCTCGGGGCGAGAAGGACAGAACACCGCGCGTATGGGATGCGAGGATCGGTCAATTCCGTCTGTCTGTGCATCGGCACATTTACTTCAAGCCCGACGTGTGGTTGTGTTCATGCCATGGAATTTGCGACTGCCAACCACTGGAATCAAAAGACATCGACCAAGCAAAAGTCGAGGCGTTACAGATGTTCCGAGCTATCCTAGCAAAAGCTATTGAGGCGACGCATGAGTGACGAACCCAAATGCCCGGCGTGCGGAGTGGCGTGGCGAGATCACCTGGGACCGACTGCGATGTGCCAACAGGTTAGCCGATTGCGGAGAGGAGAGGCGTTAGATTTTATAGAGATCAAGCGTCTTGGTGCAAAATCTAACGGCCGAGCGGCGACGATTCGGAGGCTGCTGGAGGACAACGACCGGGTGAACGTGCTGATCGATCGTCTAAAGGCGGAGCTCGATCGGTATCGCGCACAGGAGCGCCGAATTCTGGCCGACCTCGACCTGCTGGATGTGGCGATTACTACGAAAGCGAGCAAGGAATGAGACGATGATCACAGGCGAACTCAGGCTGCCGCCCATAAAGGGGCATGAAATCTATCCTGGAGTAACGGCACTGTCGGACCCGGTTATGCGACCAGACTTGGGACCGTGCAATATGGCTGTCCTAGCTGACGTGGACGGTGTGCTATGTGTTGTGGAGTTGTCTATACGACTGAAGCAGGCTGCAGAACAGTAACAACCACTCAGCAGGCCGGCGGCGCGACACACCGACCATCCCCCGGTAGCCGCCGCGCCTGCTGTTTGAGGAGGAGGAAACGATCCGATGGGAATTGACGTTACCTACGCAGAGTCAGAGTGGACCGAATGTGTCAAGTGCCACACCAGCTACAAGTGCATCGGCTATCATCTGGGGTGGTGGTGGATCAACGGGCATGGGCCTTACTGCGAGAAGTGCATGAAAGGGAGAGGGGTCGTGACGACTGTTTCCGCTGTTGACAAATAATCCACCTCGGCTACACTATTTCGTGGGATGGCTTTGCGGTGTGTCTACGACGCCCCGCGTTGCCGTCCCTATTTCTTTTGGGTGGCACCGCCTAACCACGAGGCGGATAATTGACCGATGGGAGGCCAACGTAAAGATCCGCTGATTCCCCATCCACACCGCGAGGAGATTCTCTCGCTCGATGACATCGCACGCCTTGCCTCTGAGCGTGCACATCTGCTCGACTCCGCTCGCTCTGACGGCGACCCTGTCCTCATCCGCCGTGAGCTGCTTCTGCTCCGCGACCTCCTGAACGGGGGATTGGCGGAATGATCCATCAGACCGAGTACCCATACGGCTATTTCGCGGACACCGTGTCAGAGCAGCCGCTGCTCTTCCAGGATGTTTGTCTCAGGCACATGGCCGGCAAGCCGCTACCCGGTATCTGGGGCCTGCTGTTCCCGTGGGTGAAGATTCCGCAGTACCTGCTGTTGGAAGACATCCTGTACTTCACGGCACCGGACGAGAACGGAATTCGCCGTAGAATCCTGGTCAAACGCGGGTTCATTTTCGATGGGGGGTCTGTGCCATTCCTGTTCTGGTGGCTCTACCCGCCAGACCAACCCGACTGTCTCCCAGCGTTCGTTGTTCATGATTGGGAGTGCACGCCACCGTACCCGGTTGATTCTCCGATAGCTCATCTGGACCTGCACGACGCCTGCCGAGCTAACGGGGCGAAGGAAGCCAAGGCCAACCATATCTGGCTCTGGGTGCGTTTGGCGGGACCTCGTTTTAAGGCACAAGCAGCATGATTCAACGGAGGAAGCGATGAGCCAACGCACCGATATTGACAAGTGGCTGGATGACTGGCTATCGAAGCCGGAAAACAAACCAATGCGTCTGTGGCGGTTCACTGGCGATGTGGTTGGAATTGTTATCGGATTCATCGTTGGAAACATCCTCATTTGGTGGCTGCAATAAGCATGATTGTTCGACTGTTTTGCATCCTGTTCCTAATCACTTCCACCGCCGAGGCTCGAAACTTCAGCGTCGGATACCAATCCGGCATGGAACGCTACTACGTGGGAGCGTGGTCTGCTCTGGACCAGGGGCGCCGGGACGCGCAGAAAGAGTGGAGCAAATTCGCGAACATCACCTGGACTGGGTCGAGCCGGCCGAACATTTACGTCCGTCCGACTAGTTCCTCGGCGGTATGGGGACAGGTCCGCGGGAATTCCATCTACGTCACCTACAGCCGCAAGGTGTGGAAGACGGACGCCCAATGGAAAGATCCCAAGATTTGGAAGAGTCTCTTCCTCCACGAGTACGGCCACATCTTTTTGTTGCCGAACGGTCACTGCAACAATCCAGTCGGGGCAGGCAAGTGCCTGATGACGATTCAGGGTGGAAGACAGAACGTGCTCTGTGCATCGTGCCTGAATAAGCTCCAAGCAAAGTACGGCAAACCAACAGTAAAGGCGGTGGATGATGGGACTGAGACGACTACGACAGAGGCTGGACGGGCTGGAGTCACACTCGCACCAGACCCTGAACAAGGCAGATCAAGCGACCGGCCTGATCAAGGTATTGATCGAGGACTTGTCCGATGGGGTGAACATCGAGATCGGCGTCAAGCCGACTGGTATACCGCTCATTGATTCCGTATTGGAGAAGTGGGGCTGGAAATTACCGTTTACGTTCCGAATTGACCCAAGGGAGGAAACCAAACCATGAGTAGTGCAGTCGAAACGATTTTGTTGGGAGCGTCGAGGAACGAGAAGGTTGGTAGCTGGTTCATGTTGCTGCTTCCAATTCTCATGGAAGCGCTTCAGTTGTTTATGGAGCAGTGCTCCGAAACGCAAGCCGGCTTCGTCGCCGCCTGCGCGAACCCGTCCGCGGCACACGAGAACCGGCTTCGCCGGCACATCGCTGACCTGCTGTGGGATGTTCGCCGCGAGCATGAATGGGGAGTGTTTCAAACGATGCTGATGTCGTTCGCCGCGAAGGATGCGATTATCGAGGAAGTCAAGGCCACGTCCAAAAAGACAGCCGGCGAAGGCTTGCTGGCTCAGGCGTGGGACGAGCTGAAGACAGCGGCGTGATCCACCTCCCCGGTCCGCCGGCCGGCGTAGCCGATCGGATGCGTCGGCCGGCACCTTTAGGACTCATCCAATGAAAAACATACTCCTCTCACTCGCACTGGCTGCCGCACTCTGGCAGCCGTGCCCATCGCAAGAACCGTCAATCGTAGTGCACGCAACGCCGGCAAGCGCCGCCTCTGCCGTACAGGGCGCGGTCGATCTGTCGGGCCCCGACAAGGCCTCGAGCGGGAGCACGGTCACGATCTATCTCGTTGGCACGCCGGCACTTGACCTCACGCAGCCCCTGACGACGCAGCTCGATTGGCTTATGGGCGAAAACGCCATGACGGCCCACGTCCTGATGCCCGGGCAGCCGGCGGTCCCACTTGATGTCGAGGGCACGATTGTATTCTCCGCCGGCGGAGCTACGATGCGGCCCCAGGTTCATTTTCCTGCCGGGCAGCCGGGCGAGTACCGCGTGATTGTCGATTGGAACTACCAGACCAACCAGTTCGTCGAACACATGGTTGTGGTGGAGGGCAACGTAAACCCTCCGTTGCCTCCGAATCCACCGAACCCTCCGGACCCTCCCCCGCCGAATCCTACAGCGAAATGGCAGGTGATGTTCTTCCTTGAATCGACCGACGCTGACGATCTGTCCGCCGGACAAATCGAGTTAGTCTCAAGCCTCACGTTTCGCCAGTCGCTTGATGCCTCCGGGCACCGGTTCATGGGCCGCTACGATCGCAATTCCGTCATGGAGACTCGCTCGACCTGCAACGGCGTGACTTGCCGGCCGTACCTTGCGGTCAAGTCCGACTTGGCTCCTTGGTGGGGCGCCGTAAAGGGCGATTCGCTGCCCCGCCTGGCGATCGCACCGATTGATGGCGGGGATATTCGCGATTTCCCGATGCCGGCCGACGAGGCCGCGTTCTACAAGCTACTGGAGGCGCAGCAATGAGCCGAATCATAATCGACGCTGATCGTCCGCTACCAGTCGCCGCTCGTCATTCGTTCGCAGAGCCGGGTGTTATTCCCCGCCGAACGCTGTACGGGTACGCGCCAAACCTGATCCCGTTCGGAGAAGCGTACCCTGACAATCTCATCGACCCGAAGGATTACAAGGAAGTAATCGCGTGGTGCCACGAGCGAAAAATCTTCCCCATGTATCACCAGCAGGCGACGTGGGCCCCGGCCGGCTTTCGCTGGAATCAGAACGGGCTCAATTACTGCTGGATCTGGTCGCTCGCGGGGGCATTCATGACGGCCCAAGCAATCGAGGGCAAGCCGGTCAAGCTGCTCTCGCCTGTCAGCCTCGGCCGAATCGTCAACTGGCAGAATGCCGGAAACTATCTCGAAGACGCCGTGGCTGGCTTCCGAAAGTACGGGCTGTGCGAGATGGAATACACCCCTAACCCGCACAGCCGGAGCCCCAAGACGTTCAAGGATGGCTGGGAGGAAAACGCACTCCAGTCCGTTCTTGGCGACACGTGGGACACGCCGAACGATTCCATCGCGTCCCGAATCCAGTACATGATTTCGATCCTAAAGACCGGGACCACGATTTACAACGCTCATAACTGGTGGGGACACGCCACGAGTGTTGTCGGAGTCGAGTGGGACGAGAGCCAGAAGAACAACCTCCGAGTGATCGAGCGGAATTCGCACGATGAGGATGACCTGATCGAGTTGACTGGCGATCGGGCGATCCCTGACGAGATGATCGGGATTTGCTCCAGCCTGACCGCCGTGGCCGCGTAGACTGAGAACCACAACGGACCTAGGACTATGACGACGATAGATAGTTGGCTTACGATTCAGAAGTTCGGTGACGGATACGCAACCGTAATGGAGGAGTTGGAAATGCGTGATTGCGATGAAGATGCCACCGAATTTGATGAGCCGTACAGAGGTATTCGGCAAACAGTGATCAACGTATCCATGCTCCCAACAGCGCTCATCCTCCTCCTGCTCTTCATCCTCCCCGCACAGGCCGCGGACGACTCACCTCTGGTTTCCGCAGCGCGACTCTACCCAGGAGTTCGGTTCCACGATGGCGTCCGCGACCCGTTGCTGGTGCAGTTGGCTCAAGAGGCGGCAGACGCGATGGCTCGGCGCGGAGAGCGAGGCTACAGATGGGACGGGCACCCCGGCTGGAACCAACGCCATGCAGAGATTCGGCGGAAGCTCGGAATGGCCGGTGTGGAGGTGTCGGCGATGGAGAGACCGGGAGAAGGCGACGACATCGCCCGCGAGGCATTCCACGACTGGCGGCAATCAGCGGGACACTGGCGGGTTGTCGCAACACCACACAAGCGATTCGGGGACGGGCTGGCAAGATCGAGGCGGGGCGTGTACTTCGCTGTGATTATCGTGGCTGATTGATTATGGAATCTGTGAGCAAGAAGGGCAAGTTGATGAACGCACGACCGAGCTCGAATGGAGACAGTGAATTCGTGACGCACGCGCGATGCCGCGAGAGACATGGAAGTACGCTCTGGACGCTGATTTTCCTGGGGGGCTTCTTCTTGCTCATGTTGGGCGGGGTCGGCACAGCCATGAATATGTCGAGCAACACTGCCGAGAGAGTCGGCCGTGTGGAGACGCGCCAGGACGCCATGGAGAAAGAGATTGTGGCCGGGCAGCGAAACATGATGCTACGTCTCGATGACATCCTAGACCGCTTAAAGGAGTAAAGCATGAACGCGCACTTCGAGCCGCTGTGTGGAATCGTCCGTGTTTTCGCGGACGGCAAGACCTACGGCGACTCGTACGAGTGGTGTGCGACATGCAGATTCCTGGATCCAAGCCGAGTGGAAATCCTGGGGGTAACGAAACAGATGACGCCTTCGATCTGGCGAGCGATTGTGGAGCGGTTTCGGGCGATGGGCGTCGAGAAGATTGTGTTTGTCCGGAAGCGTGGCGGCGAAGATAAAGTGCATGAAGTGAAAACCTTGCTCCATCGGTGCTGATGGTCGGCGGACAGGGAAGTTATTCGAGGATTTTGAAAGGATGACACTATGGCCGTAGGCGATTGCAAATTAGTGTGGGCCGCATCAGCCAATATGGGGGTAGACTCGGGGTTGGACGGCCTAGCCACTTCCGCCACTTGGACAGATGGCTGGGAGTCTCCAATTATCGACAACAGCAGCAATCTGTACGAGGACATTTTCGTCTCGGGAAAGATCACTGTTGGTGACACGGCGGTCTTACTGAACAGCAGCATCCGAATCTATGTGATTGGAATGCTGGACGATACCAATTGGCCTGCACCATTTGACGGAACGGCATCGGCGGAAACAGTGGACGCAAGCGTGATTCGCAACCACGCGAAGCAAGGTGCAAACATCACCTGCGACGACGTGGAAAACAAGGTCTACTACTTTGGGCCGTTCTCGATTGCCAATCTGTTCGGAGGTGTGTGTCCGGCGAAGTGCTGCCTGTTCGTCACCCACAACACAAACGATCATCTAGCTGCGGCTGGCGGAAATCAGATCACAACTAAGGGTGTTTACCGCAACGTAGCGGCTTCCTAACATGCAGATTCGGCCTGAATATCCTCGACTGAGCTACGGGCACCAGCTTGCCAATGAATTGGTATGTGCCTGGATAGCTCCGGCTCGTTTCGTTGGGAGCATGTACTACCACGACTCAAGCGTCTACGGCTACAACGGCACACTCACTGGGATGGACCCGTCGAGTGATTGGGGGTTCGATGGGACGATCGGGAGATTCGCTGTTGGTGGATTCTCAAACACGAAGTACATCCAACTACCGAACATAAGTTCGTATTTCGTTAACCAGAATTATGCGATCTCGTTTTGGGCGTACGCGTCATCAGCAATTGCTACGCCTGCTGCCTTCACAGTGAACGGAACGGACGATCTGATCATCTACGTCGGTGATTCAAATTTTTCTAATGGAGTGCGGTATTATTGGCGAGACGTCGGTGGGAATATAGAGTATGGCGTAAGCGTGGTTGGCAGATGGGTGCATATTGTCGCTCAAAGCACTTCCGCAACTAATAGAGAGTTATGGGTGGATGGTGTTTTACGTGGTGTGAATAACACAGACAGATCGGGTGGAGGTCCATTCTCTGGCGTGAGAATCGGAAACTGGGCTGATGATGCGACACAGGATTTTACTGGCGGAAAAGTTGCTGACGTATTGATCCACGGCCGAGCCCTTGCACTTCCTGAAATCCAGCAGCTTGCCAATCCTGACCCATGGATTGGTGGGTTGATCCGGCCGCCGCGAAGAGTGCTGTGGCCGGTGGCGACGGTATCGGCAGCGACCTCCTATTGGATCTGGTCGCGTCAACACAATTCACAAGTCATAGGTAGTGGAGTATAGCATGTATCCGAGAAATGCCGCATCACCTCCACGGATTGCTGTTGGTGCGATTTACGTTATTGCAACTGGAGCGAAGGTCGTTGCCGATGCTTCTGTTGTTGTGCGAGCAGAAGGTGGAAACGAGGGTGCTGGCGATGGGACTCTGGCTGTTGGTGCAACGTCTGGGATTTGGTACTACACGCCAACGCAAGCCGAAACAAATTACACGGCATTCACCGTAACCGTCTACAAAGCCGATTGCACAACGGCGACGGTGACGATTGTTACGACAGCTACGGCTGTTTCTGGCACAACTTCCGTTGGAGCGATTGCCGCCAACGCCATCGACGCGACTGCGATCAAAGACGACGCTATCACAGCCGCGAAGATTGCCACCGACGCCATCACCGACGATACCATTGCCACCGGAGCGATTGCCAGCACGGCGTTTGCGGCGGGTGCGATAACGAATGCAGCGGTGGCGGATGATGTGGATGTGAACGTCAAAACGATCAGCACAGATGCCATCACTGCCGCCGCGGTTAAGGCCGATGCTGTGACGAAAATACAGGCCGGGCTATCCACGATGGTAGCGACAGACATCGTCACCGGTGGCGCAATCACGACTGCAAGCGGAGCCGTTGGCGTTGTGAGAGCACTCACCAATCCAGTTAATCTGCCGACCGGAACTGGCGATGCACAGATTGCACATTACCCGGCTTATAGTGGCGCCTCCAATGCGTCGGCCTGGAAGTACGGAGTTGCTGTTTCAACAGCACCCGGCGGAGTGTACGACACGGGATTTTCTGGCACAGACAACAAGTGGATGTGCCACACAATTCCGCTGACTCTGAATCCTGGTGTGTACTACCTAACTGGGACTTTCGTGTTCGCGGGATTCACGCTAGACGCCGACATTGGCGATGCACGGTTTTCCATTTTCGAGGACGATGGAGGCACGCTTACTCCGATCACGTTTGGAAATGGTGCGACGTACATCGACATGACCGCGGACATTGAACATCTTGCTGCGAGCGGGGCAAAGATTGGACCGACAACCGTTGCGAGCGTGTCGTTCACACTCGAATCTGGTAAGAGTTACCAGATGGGTTGGGGCATCGAGGGCAAGGCAGGGCGTACGGCGGCACATCCTGGGATCGTCCGATTTAATGACACAAAGGGGCCGCAAAATCTGACGTGCTATAGCACGTACACGCTGACAAGTTTTCCGCCTGCATCACACACAGGTGCAGCCAATAGCTCGGGAGAATTGCCGCGTGGGTATATTACGTTCACTACATCCGCACGAAAGCTTCTGAGTACGACGTACAGCACAGCGAAAGACGTATTGATTCCCAAGCGAACCGATGGCGATTATTGCGTAAAGCTCCAAGACTCCGTGGTAGCTGACGGGCAATCTCTTTCGTGTGCAGTGATGGTCACCAGCTCCGGAAATGATGCAACGCAGACGACGCTTGCTCTTGACATGGGTGCGACGGATCAGGTGACGTTCGGTGCGGCGAATGTGTCGTTGGCCGCTGCTGGTGCTGAGGCTGGCGATACGTTCGACTTGCTCTATGAGCAGCGAGCCGACAATAAAGCCGACGTGTTTTATGTGAACAAAACCAGCGGGCAAGGCGGGCAAGGTGATTCGGATATTGCGACGATTTCCCACGCCTGTAAAAACGCCAGTGCTCGTGCCGCCGAGTACAGCGTTACCAGCGGGGATTGGCTCAGACTTTCTGGAACTGCGACTGTTTCAGCGTTGGAGGTTGGTTGGCAACCATTGGTGATCCTTGGGGATTCTCAATGTTCTAGAACTTCGTCGAGATTGGGAACGCACTTGCCAACGGCATTTACCCATGATCGGATCTGGTGGCAGGCGTGGATTGCTGGCAATGCATTGTGCAACACATCTGTCGGCGGCAGCACGGCAGGATACCTGCGATATAAGTCCGCATCGGCAGGATATGGCGACTTGTGCGAAATGACTACTCCGTTATTCGTCTACGGTGGAATGGGTCTGAACGACATTTCCGGGCTCGTGAACGATTTGGAGGCAAATCGCAATGGGGCAGTATCGTTGATCACTACGCGACTTGCGGAAATTATCGATGATCTGCAAGACCGATCGGTTCCATCGTTGATTATTGGATTGCCGCCTTACAGTTCTGGTACCGCATCGGCGGCAGACGCAGCCGCGATTCGCGATCAACTCAATGGTGTGCTGGAAGGTGCAGCGACGGCATCCAGGTGTGCATTCGTGAACCCGTGGTATGAGGTTGTTGAGGCCGGCACGGAATTGGAGTCTATTCCGACGTTCGATGCAACATACACAGAGGATGGCGGAACGCATTACAACTCGGCTGGAGCACAGCTTGTTGCCATTCTCGCAGCCGCGGCAGTCGAGCTTGGATATACCGCATCGCGTTGGCCGAACAGCGAGGGTGAATTGCAGGATGTTGTGCGGGCAGCCGTTGGGCTTGCTGAGGCGAATTTGGATACGCAGATCGGTGATGTCAACACCTACGTTGACTGTCTTCCGGCAACGTGGGTCATACCTCCAGCCGCAAGCGACTGGACACCGACCAGAGCGGGGTACCTGGATGTCGCAATCAGTAGCCGAGGCACCGGAACGAGCACACTGGATGCCGCTGGCGTGCGTACAGCCGTTGGGATGGCCGCGGCGAATCTCGACACGCAGTTATCGACGGTGGCCGCCAAGACCGGCCTGATCCCTGCTTCACCGGCTGCTGTAGGGTCGGCTATGACGCTCACATCGGCATACGATGCGGCGAAAACTGCTGCTCCAACGGTCGCACAGATTCGTACCGAACTGTTCACCAAAAGCGTGACCAACGACCAAGCAGCCGCCGAAGAGGATTCGCTGATAACCCTGATTCTGGCCGGGTTCCATTCGAGTGTGGCTGATGACGTGTGGACGATCTACCGCACAGACAACATTACGACGCATGCCACCAAGCCGGTCACGAGTGACGGCGCCGCTGACCCGATCACGGGGGTGAGCTAGTGGCGGGATTCAGGGATATTCTGGGGGTCGTGCTTCACTGGTGGAGTGCACCTGTAACTCCTGGCACAGTCGTTGAGCGATACGACCTCATCGGCACGTCAACGGCACGCATCACCCTGGCCGGCACCGACGCAACCCGCCTATCGCTCGTTGGTACGGATTCGCAACGCATTACCCTGGAGGGGACACGATGAGCACAAGCCAACAGCTACGACACGTAGGCGATACCGAGGTGGCTCTGGCGGCAACGCTCGTCAGGCCGGATGGGACCGTGGTGGATCTGACGGGGTTGACGGTCAAGTTCACGATGGTCGACAGCGACGGGGCTGACGTGGTAGCCGAAACAACCTCGGGTGTGACTGTGACTGATGCCGATTCCGGCGAGGTACAGTACACGTTCTCCAGCGGCGATGTGGATACCGCAGGCACGTTCTTCGCGTATTTCATCGTGATCGATGGATCAAGCAACAGGGACACGTTTCCCGTGAGGAAACGCGATTTGCGAATCGTCATTGATGCGGACTGAGGCACCAGAAATTTACCAGCCCTGTTCCGCCTGCCACCGTGTATCCCACGCCTGGAATTCGGCGCTATCTCGGAATTTCCAGAAGTCCTCTTCCGATAACCCGTAGAGTTTCGCCAGGGCAATCCCCTTTTCCGGATAACTCTTGTCGAAGGCCCTGGTGTTCCTGGCATTCACTTCCGTCTGCATGACGCCTTCTGCGTTCGGTTTGCGGTAGGACTCCACCAGAAGCCGCTGAGCCTCGGCGTGACTCAGCCCGAGGGTCTGGGTCATTTCCCGAAGCCGATTCTGGGCATTCGAGTGCGCGTCCAGTTTCTTCTGGTAGGTCTCGTCCGTGTCTTTTGGGGTTCGCTTGGGTTCCGGATTCAGACCATTAAACACAACAGCCTGTTTCCTGTTTTCGAGGCGAGACTTTGCCTGTTTAACTTGTTCAGGAGTCAGAAATCTATCGACCGCAGACAGGTCAGCGTCCCACTCGATCTTAGATTCAAGCCACTTGTCCATTTCGGCCGGTTTAAGCCCAGGAGCCTCTGCGCCGATCATTCGTCTGCCTAGTCGCAGCGTGGTGGCTAGAAATGTCTCTTCGGACTTCGGTGCGGTTTGGTCGTATATCGACAGGTTGCGCCCCGTAACGCCAGGAAGCGTCCATGCCAACCCCTCGATCATTCCCGCCTCTTCAACTGACTCAACAAGCGTTTGAACTGATAGGGGAGTGATGTTTGACAGTAATATGTTTCCCAACGATGTCGGACGACCGACTACATCCTTTTCCTCGGTGAAGTCGAAGATTGCGGACACCCATGGAGCTGTCTTGAAACTGGCAAAAGATCCGAATAGTTCTCTAGTGCTCGTCGGGCGGCCCTTGGTTTCCCACAGAGGTTCGCCAAGTCTGGCATCGACGATAGAGTTAAGGATTCTGGCACCAAGTACCATCATCTGGCCTAGCCCCGATGTCAGATCCATCCGGATATTTCCATGTTTCACCTTGTAGTAATCGGGGTCTGTCATATTCAGTTCATCATCATCGTCACCGTCCAACAGCATTCGCAGGACGGCGGTTGTGACTGCAATGCCTACCGCCGCCTTGAGATACTGTTTCGCAGCTATCATGCGTACCCGTGAATCGGCCCCAGGATTAAACAATACAGGCGCCCCCACCGCTAATTGCAGACGTGCAACGTACATGGATGGAGCCCAAAAAAACTCACCCGCAACACCTAATGCTATCTGCAATTTGTGGCTTTTTGGTTTGTACGCGAGAGTGAATGCATTTACGATCCTGGCCAGAGCTTCGCCTTGAGTTGGCGTGAGTTGTCGCCCATCCTTGGTGTACGACCATTCCAGCACCTGCATCAAGTTGAATCTCAGCTCATTGATGAACGTGGAGAATGAACGCTCGCTCATAGCTACGCCAAAGATGCGGTCTATCAACGCATCTGAGCCGTAGAATTCCGTAGCTGCCATGTCTTTACTGACACCGTGTTCTCGCACAGCAAGTCCATAGTTTTTGAATCGCTCGTAATTCGGATGCGACTCTCTCTCTGCATCCAACAGCTCGCGGTTTTCTTCACTCATCAGCGCTTTGGCGGTAGGAACTAACGCCTTCGACCATACCGCCGGATTAGTAAACGTGACGATGCCACCCTGCAATCCAAGTGCCGTCTGGTCGAATCCTGTCATGACCGCCTTCCATACGTCTCTGACTCGCCCGGCATAGAACTTGGTTCTTCCCCAGCCAGTCATGTGTTCCCACTCGTATTCGGCTATTTTTTCGGCCAGTTGCTTTCGTGCCTCCAATTCATTGGCTTTTGCCTTCTTGAATTCTGGATCGTCCCATGTTCTTTTGGGCTTTCGCTTCCTTGGCGAAAAGTCACCGCTTGCTAGGCGTTCGGAAATCTTCGCGGAATTGCGTGTGCTTTGGGCAATAGCGGCTCGCAGGGCATACTCGCCTTCTAGCGAGTCCCTTCTCTGTTGACGTATCGCGGACAACTTAGCGCGCGTTTCCTTGAGCTTATCAGAGACTATGGGCTGTGGTTTCTCTCGCATCTTGAAACCTTCGGCCTGTTCCTTTTCCAGTTTTGCAAGTTCTCGTTCTGCCGCCTTCTCGGCATTCAAGAGTTTTTGATTCGTTTCGTAATTGGGGTCCAAGATTTTCCGCATCAAAGCCTTTTCGGCCTGCAATGCTTCGATCTGTGCCCTCTTGACATCTACTGCCTGTCCGCCAGGTCGCCACGGCGAAGGTTTTGAAAACACACTTTTCGTCGCCAACTGTTTTTGTAGCGATCTAATCTGTCGATCCAACACCTTCAGGTATTCCTCGACTGCGGGATCGACAAAAGTTCCTCCTTCGCTTTCCCATCTCGCGAAGTCGGCTTCTTCGGAAGCACGTATGACGGCATCCAGCCGTTCCCTCTTTTGATCTCGCTGTTCACGCAAATATTCCAGTTCTGCATCGGTGAGAGGCGCTGTCTTGTCCTTTACCGTCTTCTTGCCGGATGCAATTTGGTTGTCGAGATCGCGAATCTCATTGTGTAGGCGTGTCTTCTGCGATTCAAGTGTGCCTTTGAGTTTCCTCTCTTTATCCCCTGAGTAATACCACCCTTCCGCCTCTCCTTGTCTCTTCAACTCTCTCACATCTCTATGCAGTTGCCGTTCCTCGTCAGATGGCGTGTGCCTCTCCGTGCCAGTGGAACTGGGTGCTATCTTTTGCCGCATGTCGTCGATCTTACCAAGTTCTCTGGACTCTCCCCGACGATCTCGGTACGCCACCTCCAGGTCTTCCTGCGACAACTCGCGATGTTTGCCATACCCAGAAAACATATCCATTGTCTCGCGCCGAGTGATGTCTGGATCAAATGCTTTCATCTTTTCATGCAGTCTGTCCAGCAATTCTTCCCGATGAATGAATGTGCCGTCCTCCCTGCGAGTTTCCGCCAGGATCTCCTTCGCCATTTTCTCAACGTAGCTATGCTGTCCACGCAGATCGTCGGTTTCTGCAAGTTTCTCTCCAAGTTCCGCTAGGCGGATGCTGGCATACTCCGCTCTGGCTTTGCGATACAGATCGTCCAAGTGCGGCTCGACCCAAGCACCAAGATCCGCAATCATTGCCTTGGAGAAGTCTGCGAGTTTCCGTGCTCCAGCCTCGACATGGTAGCCGGCAACAATCGCGGCATCCGCCAGCATTTCTACTATTATCCCGGCTGGAGTTGAAGAAGATGTGGTTCCCACGTTCTTCAGCCGAGCCAAGATTCGCTGTACCGCCGCGTCCTTTGCCTCTTGGGTAACGATCTTGTTTTTGGAACCACGTGTGCGTGGTCGCATCCGCTCCCGTTTGATTTCCGCTTCCAGTTCGGCGATCTTCTGTTTTGCTTGAGTCAGTGCTTCTTCTTCGTCAAGCTCCCTGCCGCGTTTCGCTTGATCCTTCTTTGCCTTCTCCAGTTGTTTTGCCATCTTCTCGGCCCAGGCAATATCGCTTTCGTCCAGCCGTCCGTCATTGGCTTTTCGCAGAAGTCGTTCAATGTGGGCTTGTCCATCCTTGTCAACTAGGATTTGCAGAACATGCCCCATGTATGCGAACTGCCGCCGTCCGACATCTCTCGCCGCCTGTGACAGATTGCGCACGGTGGTTTTGTGGAGGGCTGATTCCTCTTCCGCTATTCTTGCTTTCTCCAGTTCACCGGCAGCCATATGCTTGTTGTATAAGTCGTCTGCCTCGTCCGCTTTTCGGCTGTGGTAATCTACGCTAGCCAACAATTCGGCTGTCTGTTCAACCGTAATTGATTTTTGGGAAGTGATGACTTCTGCTGCAAGTGCTTGAATGTCCTGATCAGATTTGGGCGTCAAATTGGCTACTGCATTCGCCACAAGCTCAATGGCGTTTACGGATTCGACTTCTGTTGGACGAGGCAATCCAGCGGCATCGGCCTGCATTTCTAGCCGTGCTCTCTTGATTCCGATGAATCCAGACGGTGGCGGTTTCTTCGCTGCTGGCTGCGGAGGTTGCGAAGGGACGGCCGCGGGCGGGGCAGGCGGCGAGGTGGGTTCTTCTGGCTCGGCGGTTTCCGGTTCGCGAGCTTCCATGCCCCAGTCCGGATTGGCGGCCCGGGTGTCGTCCCATGCTCGTTCCATGGCAGGCCGGTACTGCTCGGCCGCTTCGCCGAAACGGGCGGTCATACGTTCCATCGCCACAGCGAACCGAAGCACCCCGGCCTTGACCAACTTAACGGTCAGGTTCGCGGCAGCAGCGAGAATCTCGGCATCAAGGAACAGGTTGGATCCTGCTCCCTTGCTGCGGAGAGTCTTTCCAAACTTGTCGAGCGCTTCGGAAACTTCCTTGTCCGCTGCTTTGGAGGCTTGGGACAGGGAGGAAGCGGCCCCGCGGGCGGCCTTCGGAGTCTTTGACTTCCTGAACCCCTTCGCGGGCTTCGTTTCGGGCTCGGAAGGTTTTGCCCGAAGCTCTGCGAGCATCCGCCTCGCTTCGCTTACGTCAATGTTTCCGCTTTCGTAGGCTTCACGAATATCTGATTCGGCTTCCATTTTGCCAGGGCCAGGACCACTCGGCGTTGATGGTTTGGTTCGCTCGCCCTTCCGCTCGGTTCCTGTTTCCGTCTCGATGTCCATTCCGCCAACCGCATCCCACGCTACGTCACGCCAAAGCTCGTTGGCCCCCACGCCATGTTTCTCGGCAATAGCCTTGACCTCACGCATGGCCGCGAGCTCGCCATCGCGGGTGGACATGTCTGCAGACTTCAGCGCCTCGGTTGCTTCTGGAATGGCAGCGTCGAAACCTGTTTTTTCCGTCACAACCTCTGGCTCGCTCGGGGGCTCCTCCGATTTGACGCGGCTTTTCCTCTTGGGGGGCTTCTCGCCTGCCTCGTTCCCTGCCATCCACGATTTCCAAGGGATCGTACCGGGTCTCACTCCAGACGCTTCCGGGTTGCGGATACCGGCTGAGCGGGCCTCCAACCCCCTGCGGTAGAATATAGGGTCCAGCCCCTCGGGAACGCCAACGGACGGCCCTACAGGCTCGCTCGGGAGCTCTGCGGGAGTGCTGGTAGTTTCTGCCACGGGCTTCAGGTCGGGATATTCGGCGAGGACTTCGGCGGGAACTTCCTTGCCGGCGGCAAGTGCTTCTTCGACAATCTGCTCATGGCTCTTAATGCTAACGCCAACGATCGGATTCTCGCCAGCAAGAACTTGCAGTTCAAACCAAGCCTTTGGTGTCGTTGATGGCCCAAAGCCTCGATCTTCCGCGTACCCTTCCTTGACGAGCGAACGAAACGCCTTCTTGTCGATGCCAAGATCACTCAACGTCGGGTATATCTGATTGGACTCTTCAGGCTTTCTCCATGAACGCTTCTTGACGTCGAGTTCCTGAAGAGTCCTGCCGAGTTCGTCGGATATTCGCCTTTCCGGCATGGTGGCGGACGAGTACGCTTCGCTGGACACCTGCCACGGCTGTTTTGTTTCTGTGGCTACTTCCCCGGTCACTTCTGCGGGCTCGCTGGTGGTTTGCTTCTTGACTGCCGCCCGGTCATCCTCTTCCAGCATCGTCCGAATCGCAGCCACTTTCTTCCCGCCGAAACCCTTCAGCCCCCGTTTCTTGGCCTCTGCTGTCAATTCCTTGCCGGTCATGCCGGAATAGTCCACGGAAACCGCCTGGGTCGCTTCCTGCTGCGTTTCCGCGGGCGGGGTGGTGTCTTGAGGCGTCTCGGCCGGAATGGGCGTTTGTGGGGCTTGTGGGGGCTCCGCGATGGATGGTGTCGTTCCCAGAAGCGGAATGTCGACTCGCTCGCCTGTCTTGCTGGAAAACGTCAGTGCGTCCAGAGTGATTTCATGCCCGAGTTCCTTGGCGGAAGCATATTTCTTGCCCTCTCCCTTCTTAACATACGCCAGAGTGACGTGTGGTTTGTACGAGGGCTGCGTGTCGGTGACTTCCAGGTTGTCGGCAATCTTCTTGTTGATCCGGCGTAAGTCGTCGCTTTCAACATCCACTTTGACCACATCGTAATCGTCATTCTCGAACGTGGATATCTTCCCGAGCTTGACTGTAATCGGGGGCTCATTCTGGACGAGTTTACGAACCGCTTCAACGTCTTCGGTGTGAAGTCCGTACTTGACCGTAATGTGGGGTTCTGTTTCGCGGCCGTCTTCCGCAAGATCAGCTTCGTCGATCAGTTGGCTGGCAGACACAATCTCGTCTGCGATAGCTTTGGGAAGATTAACTTGCGTGGACGAGAATTCATGCTTCCCTGCCTGCCCTACTCCCTCCCGTCCCTCGGGTTGGGCTGCAACATCCGCCGGTTCCGAAACGCTCGGGGCGGGTGCGATCGGTAGTGCACTGTCCGTTCCATCGGCCACTGGTCCTGCGGGCGGTCCCACATCCGGAGCCACCGCACCAGGTTGATCAGCCACCAGTTCGGCATCTTGTTTCTCCTGTTCGAGTTCATCGGCAAAGGTGTTCAAATCGGCAGCAGACGGGGTAGTCTTCTGTTTCTCGCCTCCCCACGCCTTCGCGATCTGCTGAATCTGTTCGTCCACGTCGGTTGGCATGAACTCCCCGCCAGGGAAGGTAGCCAGCCACATCTGTTCGATCTCCTTGGGATCCATTCGCTTCAATTCAGCGATGTCCGGAGTTTCGGGCTCTACTTGTGTTTCAGCGACTTCGCCCGCCGGCTGCGCTCCGACTTGCTCTTGCCCTGGCCCACGAATGTCGCCGAGGCTATCCGCTGGGACTCGTTCTCCGACTTGCCCTGCTTCTTCAGGGACGACTTGATCGCTAGGTACTTTCTCGGCATCGGAAATCTCCTGTTCGAGTTGTTGGATGCGTGCTTGTACTGCCGCCTTTCGCGAGCCTCGGTTCTGACCGGACAGACCGGCATCATTCGCCTCCTCAACCGTTACCCACCCTTTCGCCACGATCTGACGCAGCTTTTCCAATTCAGTCTGTGCCCTGGGCGTACTGACCGGTTCTCGTGTAGCGACAGGCCCCCTGGTATCCTTCGGCGCCATTGCAGCATCTGCGGCCGACAAGACGGTCTGCCCAATGGGAATCGCCGAGAACGACAGCGCCTCGACGCCCAACTGTTCCCACCCCTCTGGATCATTGGCGAGCAATTTTCCTGTGGTGCCATAGTCCTTTTCGATACCAGTCACACCGCCAGCAACGTCCGCCACACGTTCCTCGAACACCTCGCCGATCATGCCATTCCATCCGGCCTTGTCGAGGATCTCCCTGGCTTTTGCGGCAGTGCCGCCCTTTGCAAGGAAACGGTTGAGCACGGCGGCTTTCAAGGCCATGGTACGCTGGGCCAGCGGAATCTTTGCCAACGCCTGACCGACCGCGCTTTGTGCTAAGGCCTTGCCGCCGATCCCGATGAGGCGCCCGGCTTCCTCGGATCCCATCTCTATGTAGGCTGCCCCAAATCCCTTTCCCAGGGCCTCCAGGAAGGACGGATCGTCACCCGTGATGGCAGCCGTAAGCTGACCAGTCTCGTCTCGCGTCAGATCGTATTCCGGCATCCACTTCTCAGATACCTTGGCCGCTACCAGCGGTGCATTGAGAGCTGTTCGGCCAGCCACGCCAGCCGCGAATCCGGCTGCCTTGACGGCCATCCTGGGAACCGCACGACGCAGAAGCTGCTTTCCAAGCACTTGCGCGGCGAGCTTCCTGGCCCCGGCGCGCGCTGCCGTGAATCCACCGCCGGTCATGGTGAATTCAACACCCATCGCGGGAAGCTGCGATACCAGATCGAAGACTTTCCTGCCAAATCCTCTGTCCTTGCTCTTTTCCGCAGCGTCGATCGCCCCCGCAAGAGTGAACCAATCCGAATCGGTCGCCTTTTTGGCTTCGATGTTCTTGACGGCATTGCGGAGCGACAGAAGATCGGCAGCCTCGACCGCCGTTCCTGCAAACGGGATCCGCTTCAAGAGATAGGGCACGACATCCAAGTCGCCCGTGTTGTAGGCGTGGTAAGCCACCATCGCTTCCGACAGGTTGTTGTAGCGTTGCCGATTTTGCGGATCTCGCTTCTGTTCCTCCAGTTGCTTTTGTTCCTCGGGGTGCAGTATCGAACGACTTTTTGCACTCCGTCTCCAGTCGTCGAATCCTTCCTCGGCGCCATTGGGGCTGCTCTTCAGCCACGCATCGTAGGCTTTGTTGGCGTTGTCGAACGCAGGCTTCTTGTCGCGAGGGATCTCGTCTCCGTATTTCTGCTGGTATTCTCGCAAAAGGTTCTCTGCCCAGAACGCTTCCTTCGGCTGGTTCTTCCTGGCGACGTATCCCGGCCTGGAATTCAGAATCGCCTCATCGGCAGCTACCTGCTGCGGAGTCCGGCCCTTGACTCGTTCCTCGACGATCATCTGCCGTGCGGCATCGGCCGTGATTCTTTCCTTCGCGCCGCGCTTCTTCGCTCCTTCGAGTACCTCCTTGTCGGTCATCTTGTCGACGATTTGCCTCTTGACGCTCTCGGCTGTCGTCTCGTTTGGCCATCGTCGCTCCAGATCCCGCTCCAGGGACGCGATGTCTTCGTTAAGCTCTCGCATCTTCACCGGGTTAATGTCTGTCGCCTTGGCCGATTCTTCCGCTTGCTGCTTGTACGCCTTGACGACCTCGGCCATAGCCTGTGGGGTCACATCTTCAGGCTTCACGACGATGGGCTTGCCCTCGGCGTCCTCGCCCGACAGGTACTCAGCCCACTCCTTCAGCCCCTGCTGACCAACCGGCGTTGACGTCCGGAGTTTCTGTTCGCGTTCGGAATCGAAATACTGGGATCGACCTCCGGCACGTTCTCGGGTCAGATTGCGGCGAGTGTCGGGTATCGCGTATTTGTTGAGCCACCTGGAAATCGTTTCAGGCGACCAGTCGGACGGTGCCGAGTAAGTGGTTCCCTCAAAGTCGAATACTTGCGGCGGCTTCTGGGGTTCTTCTCGGGGCGACATGGCGGACGAACCAAGCGATGCCTGCTCGACTTTGGCCACTGGCTGTTCGGGAGCCGGTTGCTGCGGAGTGGGTTGCTGTTGCGGTTGTGGTTCAGCCCGGAGAACGGGCGGTGGTCCGAGTTCAGCGGCCAATTCCGCTTCCCAGTCAATCGCTGTCGATTGGCCGCCTTGTAGAGGTGGACCAACTTCGGCAGTCAGTTCCGATTCCCAGTCTACTGTTGCCATGGAATTCCCCTGCTTTCAAGAGAGCGCCTTGCGGCTTGGTCGCCTGCACGCGCCGCGGCGATGGCGCGATCGACTGCCGATGAATTACCTGACCGCCTTCCCGGATCTGTCGCTATTTGCGGTGGCGCCGCCGTCGTCGGCACAATCCGATCTACAGGTTGGCCATTTGACCCAGCAGGCACCGCTGTGGCTGGGCTTGCGGGATTCGACGTCGGTTCCGCTGGTCTCCGTGCGTCGTCTTGTGGGTACGTGTTCGATGGCGGGGCTGGCTGAAGGGTAATTGGTTCGGGCGCCGGGCTTGCTATGCCATCTGGGCCCATTTGTACCGGGCCGGAAGGGGCCGCGGGGCTTCCACCAGGAGCGGCTCCTGGCGTACCAGGCGGTGTGCCAGGAGCCGCCGACGTGGCCTTGAAATATTCTTCGGCCTGTAGGGTCGCCGTAGCCATCGCTTCCGCAGTGGTTGCCGGTGGCTTAGGCCCTATACCAGTCGACTTTGATCCTATGGTTGGGACTAACTTGTCATAGTATCCTTTTATGACATCCTTCCGTTCTTTGAATGCCGCCGCATCAGCGGCCTTTCGTTCCTTTTCTGCCGCGTCTGCCCTTGTCCTGTCCAGTTCCGCCTTTGCCGCATCTTCCGCCCTCTTATTCCTGAACCACTCTGTCTCCACAGGTGATGTCATTCCAGGTTTCCATTCATATTCCGCCATTTGCTCGCCAGCAGGTTCCAGCTTCTTCGTTTCTGGGTTGAGCACATACCCGTATTGATTCGGATTGGCCGGCGGAACTGCACCTACCGCTTCATTATATTCCTTAACCAACGCAGCAACTTGATCGAATTTGTCGTCGTCTGTCGGATCGAGATCTCGGGAGTATCGCGCCTTGTTGATGTCTCTCAGCAGACCTTCCAGACGGCGTCGGTCATCCCCTTCCGTATGCTCTGGAATCTTTGGCAAGTCGCTGAACATCGACGACAGTTGCGCCCGGCGCCACGCGCGAGTATCCGTCCGGACTTCGCCCGCTTGTTTGGTCGCTTGTTCGGTCGCCTCCTTCTGAGCTTCCTGTATCTGTTTGACCTGGGCGCCGGATTGCCACCTAGGAAGCAGATTGTTCGAACCGTATCGCTGTGCCCGACCAGGATCTCTGCCAACAGCCTTCATCTGGGCCCGCTGCTGAATCCTCGCCTGCTGCAACGCCTCGTCCGGACCCTCGAATTGGTCCAGCGGATCGACCCACCGGCCGCCGATTTCTTCCGTGTCTGCCTGTGAAGTGCGAGGGTATCGCCGTCCAGACAAGGCCCCAGACAAGGCCCGCTCCCTCGCCTTGCTTTGCCCAGCCGCATACGCAGCCAATCCAACAATCGCACCCGCCGGCTGGTATTTGAATTTAATGGGCATTTACTCGCTCCTTATTTCGTGATCTGCGGATCGCCTGCCGCACGAGTTTCTTCGCAAAATACCTCTGGAAGGGGATCGACAGGTTCCGCTGCCTCGCCTCAAACTCCAGCTTGTCGAGGATTTTGTCCATGTTCTTCTCGCAACCGTCAGGTCCAAGCTGATCCATCCGCTTTGCCGTTGCCCAGCATCCGCAGCCTTTCCTTGGCGACAGGTCGAACCATGGAAATCTCTTTTGCCACCATGCTATAATTGCCTTCAGTTCAGTGCCTGGACCGCCGACTACTGGTGGCGGCTGGACGAACGGAGGCCACTGCCCTTGCCGTGGACCTCTGCCAGCCTCCCACGCCTGCCAGTATCGAATTTTGGTATTGCACAACTCGACCAGCCGTTTACTTTTCGTGACGCCGTGCCGCTGGCAGTAGCCTCCACCATGTATGTTGCATTCGCAGTTATTGGAGATTTCCATGAGTAAAAAAAATCGCCTTAGTTGTCTTCTTTTTCTGGCAGTAGTCTGGGTAGTCGTGATAGCATCCGTGGGTACAAAAGCCTATCAGTCGCTTGTCGTTTATGAGGAGTCACAAGTCCAGGCCGAGTATCGTGAGAGGAATCGCGATATGCTGGCTGACTTCAACGCCAGGACTGACGCATACTACACTACTCCGTGATTTCTATCATGTACGTTCCAGGGTTGGCGCCTCCGCAACATCCACACAGCATGTCGTCCCACGTCAAGTCCCACGGACCGTACAGTAGGTATAACGGCTCGCAGGTGCACGGCGTAGTCGCTATGTTTGGGATCTTTATTTCAGGGTTCACCCCAAACTGCACATCGTAGGCGTCTTCGATATGATCGTTGCACGTCGTCTGCCACGACAATTCCCAGTTTTGACACCCCGATGGGTAGTCAGCACAAGTCAACTGTACCTGAAACCAGTTACTGAAACACGCCTGCAACGCATACGGATCGTCTGTGCTGTTCCACTGAGGTGACGTAAACGTCTCTGTTGGGTATTGGTACGTCAACGTGATCGTCTTGCCCTCTAGTGTCACGCATCCACCCGTGGTATTCACGAACGTGAGCGTTAGTTCCTTCGGCGGGACAGCTACCTTCTCGTTCCACGTTGCACCGTTCGGATCGTAGCATACGCAAAAGCACTCTGGACATTCCGGGTCGTCGTAGAAGTGTGCCCAGAACTCGAAATTGTCGAATTCTATTTCATTGGCTCCGCTTCCAAGACCTGCGTATCTTCCGGCGGCGTCATAAGGCGATTGGTCGGTCCAGATCAGCGATGTAGGATCTCCGCATGAACCGAGGATGCACAGGAAGTAATCTTCTGTGATGCAGACAGTTACGTTCTCGCATAGAGCGTTGTCAGCGGAACCTACCCATATCACAGTTCGCGATTCGATTACACTATCATCAGACGCGTACAACGTGACTTCAGCCTCAGAGATCGAAAGCACTTCGATCGCCACGTAAGGCGATGGAGTTCCGTTGTTGTGCGAGTTGACGTAAATATGGTAGATGTCGCCTATCTGAGGATCCCAGAAATCAACATATACTACCTGCCGACCGCCGCGAGTGTTCGGAGTATTGTTGATGATCTTGCCACCAGCAGGTACGACCAACCTCAGATTTTCAACAGACGAATCGCCATCCTCTTCAGTCCATCCGGCGACAGCATCCGGGTTGTATCGCTCGAAGTTGTCGATGACTACTTCGCAACCTTTGCAGCAACATCTTCTGCTCATGCCACTGGCTCCTCGCAGAAGTAGCAGCCGCCTGGAGACTCGCAGTCGAGTTCGATGACTTCCAGGATAATTCCGTACGCCTTGCTCACTCTCGGAGCAAACAGACCAGTCGCGTACTTCAAAGGCTCCGGAACTCCCTTTCGCTTGTCGATCGCCTTGAACTTCACCACGCCGTAGGTTTCGTCGTCACAACCCTTGATGTCCCAAATTGCAGTGGAATGACTCAGATCCCAGTCGCCGTTACTGCTGTCCATTTCGATGTCCCATCGCGGGGCAATCCAGACATCGAACACCACGCCGCAGCCAGGATGGTCCTCTGCCAGGACGCACGCCACAGGCGTCCCTCCTTCGACCATGACCAACGGGCGTGTTAATTCTCCGCACGTCTTGGTCCCGTACGGCATGGCGAAGTACCGTTGGCCGGGAACACCAGCCTTGCTCTGGTCAACGAAACCGATGAAGATGTATCGCTTCTCGACATCCTCGACGAGATCGTCGTCAGGAACGTAGCTCAGTATTTCTCCCGATCCCTTCTTATACGTCTCATTCCATTCCAATTCCGTATCGAATGAGACGTACTTGCCCAAACACACACCGTAATTCTTCATGTCGAAGGAAGGGCTCGTGTGTGTGATGTGCGTAATTTCAATGACCTGCATCCCAGGCGACTGGATGAACATCCAGTTGATGGCCTTGTTTTCCTCCGTGTGCAGCTCGTCAACCTTTTCTTCCAGGTCGGTCGGATGCCCGGTCGACGTTTCGGCTACACCAGGATTCTGCCCGACCCGCCACTCTACGGCAGTTGGACTCGCGTTGGGCGTCTGGAGCGGCAACATTGCCGCGAATATCTGCCCCACCGAGTAACACCCCGAGCCACGCTGTCCGTAAGGTTTCGCTACGGGAATTCCGGGCTTGTTCGGGTTGTCCTTCTCGTAGTCGATGAACTTGTTGACGCGCACGTCGAACCCGCGACAGAGGACGTAGTCGTCTTCTGTGTCCTCTTCCGCCACTTGGTACATGGCGCAGTATGGAAACACACCCTCTGTCTTGAGCGGTGCTCTGATTCCCTCCAGCGGTTCATACGGTGGAGGGAGTTTGAATCCGGGCGTTGGGTTGCGACGTTTGCGGAATGTCATGTGGCTGACGGCGAACTCGATGGCGTTGCAGAAGGCGTATTCGAAACAGACGAGGACGGCGTGCTCGACGGCGTGTTCGACACCGACGCGGAAGGCGTAGCAGACGGTGTACTCGAAACCGTAGCAGACGGTGTACTCGAAACCGTAGCGGATGGCGTGGCAGACGGGGTATTCGAAACCGAAGAGGACGGACTGCTCGATGACTCTTCCCGAACCTCCTGTGCGCTAATATCCGTCTCGCAGGTGAATACGTAACGGCTTTTGATCACGCTACGCACCATGTCTGCGGTCGCGGTCTTTGTGACCGTCAGCTTGACTGGTCGATCAGCGGTCGCCGTCGCCAAGTAAACGCTGTAGAACTTCTCCAGAATCGCAAACATGATCTTGCGAATATCGCCAGTCGCTGCGTCTGCGTCCGCGGCAGACATCTCTGGAAAGGTTGCAAGTGGAACGGTAATGTACGTTCCGTCTTCAGACCAACTCTCAAACCAATTCGTGGGCGTCTTGTCGAACGACATCTGTTATACTCCTTGAAAACGCTAGTAATCGTTACGGGTTATACCTATATCATGGTGTCAACCACCCACCGCCGGAGTCCGCCAAGCCGGTCGCCAACTGCGTCAGTGACTCGAACGCGGGGTACTCGTCTTCTCGCCTCTCGACGTAAGCATAAAACCCGAGGTAGAGCTGATTACGGGCATCGAACTGGTACGCCATGAGCTTCATGTCCTCGGCGTGCTTTTCGCTCAGCCCGGAAAGCCTTACGGCGGCTTCGTTCATCTTCTCGACAATCGCCCTGTGGCGGTGTTCTGCCATCGTCGAAGCGTGCTGGACCGTCATGTCGGAATAACGTGCCTTGCCATCCAGAACGCCCTTGACGGCGTCCTGAAGCTGTCCCAGCAGGGCGTCACGCTCGCCCATGGCAATCCGCGAAATATCCTGCTGGGCAGCGTGCTGTTTCTCGACTCCAGCCGCCTGCTGCATCTCGATCTGCTGGATCTGCTCCAGAAGCCTGTCCCGCTGGGTCGCCTCGGCCCGCCACACGTCCACTGACAAACCGTGTTTCTTCTCGATCCCGTCGAGTAGCTGGCCCAGAACGGACTGCACCGCTGCGAATAGTCGCTCCTGCGTCCCGATCGTGAGTTTGGCTACGTCGGAAGTCGCCGCCCGTTCGCGGTCCAGGCCATCCAGAACGATCCGCACCTCGTTCATCAACTGGTCATGCAACTGCATTCGGTAGGTTGCAATGCTCGCCGAAACCTCCTGTTCGACCGCATGTTGCCGATCTTCTGCATCGGCAGCCTTCAGTCGAGTCTGAAGCTGCTCGCCGTAGATGCGATGCAATTCGTCAGTGCTCCATTTCGTCAAAGCGTCTCGCAATTGGTAGACGCGGTCGGCCGATTCAAGCAGTCGCACACGGACATCCTGCATCTTGGCATAGAGCCCTGACTGAACCTCGATTCCCAGCCGGGAATTGGCGTCCTGGGCGCCAAGGATCGCCTGCTTGCCGGCCAGCGTGCGATTACGCGCCTCTTGCAGCAGTCCATAGACGCCGGTCACCTGGGATGCCTTATAGCGAAGTATCTCCTGGTGGACTGTGTGCAAACGGTCCTTTCCGTCCAGAGTTCGAGTCCGCACCTCGAATTGCTGCCCGTACAGTCGGTGCTGATTTTCCCATTTTTCCCGGTTCAACCGATCGTTCAGGGCAACAATTTCTTCGTTGAGATCCCGCGTGTTTCTGGCTGTGATGTCTGTTGCGATGACACTCGAATACAGTCCGCGGTCGGTCAACTGCTGAAGCTGCGTTGATAGCGATGCCGCAAACTTCTCGTTGATTCGAGCTAATTCGGTCACGCCGAGGTCGGTCAGAAACGCCGTGGCTATCGGCGAGTGCGTGTTGTAGTCCGACTCCAGTAACTCCAAGACCGCGCTGTAGTCGACATTGTGGTCTTCAAACGCAGACATAGCGCTGGTCAGCACGTCGTCAATATCTGCGGACACTGTCGAATAGTCGGACAGAAGAATTTCCAGTAGATCCCCCACGTCAGTGACGAACGTGCCCACATTGGTTGACGCGGCCGCCAACAGATCGTCCAGAACGCTCGCGTGCGACGTATAGTTGGCCTCCAGAATCAGCAACTGGTCTTCGTAATCGCTGATATGGTTGGTCAGTGCCTCGAGGGCGTCTGTCTGCTTTCCAAGCGCATCAGCTTGGTGATCTGTGAAGTCGGTCGCCAGAAGTGCGATTGCCGCGGCGTAATCGGTCAGGAATTCTGCCAGTGCCGATGTTTTGTCGTCGATCAGCGACTCTACGTTCGTTCGCGTGGTGTCGCCATGCGTACCCGGTTCTTCCAGTTTGGCGGCGTGGTCTGCCAGATGTTCAGCGAGCGACGTAGCTTCGCCGGTAAGTAGCGTTTCGATGGTCGCTCTGGTATCTGTCTGTTCGTCCTCCAATGCAGCCAGTTCCGTAGCCTGATCCGAAATAAACGTCGCCAGTTGCGATGTCGCGTTTGTCAGGAGCGGCTCGATGTCGGCCAGGTGATTGGCGTAATTGGTATCCAGTTCAGCCAGTTCCGCAGCGAAATCCATCAGGAACTCGCTGAGATAATTAGCCTGATCGCTCAACAACCCTTCGATAGTGGACGTGTTGGTGTTTACGTTGGCCTCCAAGTCGTCCAGCTTGACGTTGAGTTCCGACAAGGCTGTTGAGGCACCTTCAGCTTCCGTCACCAAAGTGCTTTGGTTCGCGTCGATCATCGTATCCACGATGCCCATGTAGTCGTGCATGGACGCGAGGAACAGAACCGTATGGGCATTCTGCTCGGCCACCTCGTTATCCATGTGGGCGTAGGCACCGTTGACAAGATTGACCCATCCGGTAAGAACGTCATTGTAGCGAGTGGCGTTTGCGTCCAACGCCTTGTTGTACTCGGTCGTGTAAGCGTCCAGGAGAGAATAGAGGATGTTCGATGTCTGCACACCCTGCCGCGTCATCGCGTAGTACGGTTCTTTGGGCGTTACCGTCTCGTCGTAAGTGATGCCGGTAACTATCCAGCTGGTTGCAAGCATCCACCCAACGGACTCTTTTGGGACATTCGAGACAGTCTGAGTCGCCCACCAGCCCGCGTTGTATGGCGAAATCATCTGCGGCTGCCAAATCTCGGTCTGAGGGCCGGGATCTACTGCCGGTGGCTTCGTTACGCTCATCGTTTCATCTCCACTTACCAGATGGCATACGAGTCATGGCCATAGCTTCGTATGCCCAGTCGCCAGACTCGACAGATAACCAGAAACAGCACCAGATCGCACGGGTTCTGGGATAGGACATGTGCGACCTGCCCGCACTCCAGGTTCCGCTTGCCGCGACGTAGCTTGAATAGCTGTTGCCTGCCACAGCCGCCGCAATAGCGGCTTTCCCGTTTGCCGCAGCCTCTTCCGCAGTGAGCCCGGTGACGATCCGCCAAGTGACATCATCGCTTCCGGCAGCCATGTTCCCTTGCAGGTTTTGAATCCGACCGTAGGAATTCTCTTCCCCGACGTGGAACGGACCCAGCAGGAGGTGGCTTTGCTGTGTGCTTCCCCCAAATGGCCAAAAGCCGCCATGCTCGGTGTCATAAAACCACGACGGAGCTTTCGTCAGGTGAATGTAGACGCCTCGGTCGAGATGGTAGTAGTCCAGAATCGCCGTGGTATCAATCGTATCGGTGAGTTCTTCAGGCACTCGGTCTTCAGAAAGCGGCTTCAGGCCGCTTCCGTCCGCTCCAACGGCGTACAGTCCGTACTGCGATAGGAAGTAAACAGTATCGTGGGCAACGCACCACGCATTGACTCCGACGATTCCAACTTGGTCCGAAACACGACGCAACCCGCCCGTCGTTGGATCGCCAGCCAGAACCCAGATTTCTGTTGCGGTGAAACAAAGTAGGTACGCATCCTTGTGCGGAACTACCGCCACGACAGTCCCACCCACGACGCCGGCCAGGGAAAGCGGAAAGATGATCGGGCGACGTGTATCGGATATATCCGTGCTCAGGGCGGTGTCTGACGAATTGCCCTGCCTGGCTGCCGTTATGATATTGCCTGAAAATGAAATCGCCCGATCGCGGTAAACAGGGTCGGATTTTACTGGCAGTCCAATAGCTGTGAAAGAGCCGCCCCGCAGCCTGCCCGTGAGAGAATCTTTAAGACGGACGTTTATTGAGTAAGGGCTTCCGTGCTCGCCACTCTGCGCAGTTGCTCTGTGACCAAATCGTCTGACAACCCCAAGACGAGGGAATTCTATTTGGTAAGGTGTGCTACTCGGCATGGAATAGACCCCCCATCCCACATGTGATATAATGCGAGCAGCCGAGGCGCTGGAACGCCTTGGCTGCTCTAACCAATCCGAATCTGTGAAGGAGACTCGAATGGCTTCTCATGATTCTATCCAGAGATTGTCCAGCCGCACAGACTTGACTGGCATTTCCTTCAGTCAGTGGACAGTCCTTCAGGAAGCGGCTCCTCGTAACTCCCGCCGCTATTGGACATGCATCTGCGACTGTGGAACCAAAGCGGTTGTCGATGGCAAGGAACTGCGGCTCGGGCGAAGCACTTCCTGCGTCCGATGCCGGAACAAAACGCACGGCAAGGGCAACTGCCCAGAGTACATTGTCTGGAAGCGGATGCGTTCTCGATGCAGAAGTCAAGCCGACAAGAACTACGCTCGTTACGGAGGACGTGGAATTGACGTATGTGTGGAGTGGGAGTCGTTTGCGACGTTCTACCGCGACATGGGGCAAAGACCTACGCCTAAGCACACGATTGAGAGAGTGAAGAACGATCTCGGCTACTCGAAAAACAACTGCCGATGGGCCACCAGACGAGAGCAGGCCTGCAACACCAGTCGCAATCGATTGCTGACATTTAACGGCGTCACCCAAAGCATTCCCGACTGGGCGGAAACGCTTGGTATCTCCGGAAAAACCCTCGCCCAGCGCCTTCGCATGGGGTGGTCTGTCGAACGCACACTGACTACACCGCTGCAACGAAACCACGTTCGCTCTCCTTCAGCTTCCTGAGGTCGGCATCTGACCACCCCGGCACGGGCCAGAACTTATCGACGAGCCACGACAGAGGCCGCGTCTGCCCCGGCCAGGCGTTCTTCAACCAGATGTCGCGTGACACACGCCGGGCTTTGTCAATGTCCCTCTGTGAAATTGGATAGGGCCAAGACGATTCACCGTTCTGTCCGAAGTTGCCAGTTCTAAACAGGTGAGCTACCCAGGTGTCGAGACACGTGACCATCTTTCCACCGGAAAGCCATGTCTTCCCTGAGATTTCCGTTCCCATCTGCCCCCAACTTCCGTGCTCTTCCGACATTCCTCCAAGTTTCCAGAAACGCTCTCGGTCCATCATGAAACAACATCCGATGCAACTCATCGTATCTGCCAGGCCAGTCGGCTCCTGCGCCTTAAATTCCTCCCGCTTCTTGTACTGTCTGAAATACTGAAAGTGGAGACTGGAGTCGAACAACCACGTCACGGTCGGGTCGTACTGGAACCGCGGTTGCCAGACCATGTGCATGTAGAATTCTTCCCCGCCGCACTCCTCGCACTTGGCCGGTTTCGACCCCTGATACGTCCGCTCGCCGCAACCGCTGCATCCCCAGTCGAATACGTGAAGCCTGTGCATTGCCGGAATCATCGTCCAATCCGGTTGCATCTTCGCGAACAGCTTGACATCGAATCCTTCGTCCGTGGAACAGTGGGCATCCATCTTCATGATGTATTTGGCACTGCTTAACCTCGCCCCGGCATTGGTCGCTGCTCTCTGACCTACAGGCTCGGTAAAGTGGAGCACTTGAAGTCGCGGATGATCTTGCAGTGGCGGATCCGGCCACGCTCCATCGCAGACGGCAATGACCTCTGTATCCTCGCAACTGTGTGCGAGAACATCGTCCACGGTATGCCGCATGAACTGCTCGTTCCTGCCTGGAACAACGACACTCAGTAACTTAGCTCGTGACATTATGCCCTACCCTAGGTTGCCACATATCCAATTGTGCTTGTTTTGTCCAATCGACGACCAGTACAGTATCCCACTGCTTACTCCTCCACCGTGGCGACCGTGAATGTGGCAGATTGCACAACCACCAGTGAGTTTGCACGTTCGATTCCAACCAGTGCGTGACTTCCGACTCGCTTATGTAGTTATTGAACCAGCCCTCGCGCCCTGTTCGTGGCGATGCCTCGTGTCGTAATCCTTTATGAAACGTCACAACAGCATATTTCAATCGGGGAATATCCAGAACATGCGACAGGAACGTCTCACATGAATCACAACGCTCGATCGTGCCGGCCGCCAGGAACATATCGACAGGCTTGGACCTTACGTCTACGTTGCGCCAATCGTCGTTGATCCAGACTGATCGCTTGCTGTAGAAGTGTTCGTTCTCCTTCAAGACGCTGACATTCACGTCAATTCCGACGTACTCGTCCACCACATGGGACAGTTCTGCCACTCCGCATCCCGCTTCCATCAACGTCTGCACCTTGTTGGAGTAGACGAACCTATGCAGCGCCGCCCACAGTGGCCGATGCTGGTCGGCCATGAGCAGATACCGGTCGCGTGAAATAACGTAGTCACTGATCATCGGAATCACCAGCCACCATCGTTCCTTCGATGGCAAAAGTCCAATCCTTGTAGGTTTCCTCGAAATACTTCCACGCGTCGACGATCTGCTGATTGGTCAACGACGACGTGCGGATATTGCCGTAATACTCACCGGGACGCCCTTTGTAGAATGCGTATTCCAGCGGAACAGAATCCCACTCGATGTCGTACTTGTCCTTGTTGGCGTAGATCGGGCTTCCTGGGTACGGGTGAAATATCTTCGCGTCAATGTCGTCAAACTTCGCCCATTGCAGAAACTGCTCTGTCTCCGCTAACGTCTCCTCACTCTCGCCAGGCAGGCCGACGATGAAGAATGCCTTGATGAAGATTCCACGGCTTCGCAGCAGCGTAATGGCCTCCCGCATCTGAGCTGTCGTTTCGGACTTGTGGATGTTTTTCAGGATCGTGTCAGAGCCGGACTCGATTCCCATTCCAACCCCGATACATCCGGAATCAACCATCATGTCAAGGAAGTCCGCTCCGTATTTGATGACCAGATCGGCCCTCACCAGGCATCGCCAGATGATACCTTTTCTCTTGAGAAACCTGCACACCTCAATCGTTCGCTGCTTGTTGAGAGTGAAGATGTCCTCCGGGAACGCTATTGCCTTGTAGCCGAAGTCATCATGCAGCATCCCAATCTCTTCGATCAGCCGTTCAGCGCTGTTCAAGCGAACGCCAGTATGGTTCTTGCAGCAGAACGCACATTTCCAAGGGCACCCGCGAGACCCCATGACCGTGGTGGCCGGCCTATCATGCAGACGAAAGTGGTAGCTTGTCAGGTCCACCAATGTTCTGTCGGGAATCGGGTACTCGTCCAGCGGCAAGTTCTCTGCGTAGATGATGGTTTCTGTCCCGAAGAACGCCTCAGACGCGACGTTCTCGCCGTCTCCAACGACCGTGCAGTCAAATCCACTTTCCCATGGATCGAAAGGAACCAGGGTGGCGTGAGGGCCTCCAATCACAACTCGGGCTTTTGGATTCGCATATCTGATCCTGGTCAAACATTCCACCGCCGAAGGATACTCGGGGCTCGTTGGGCCGAATCCGTAATACTCATAGTCCAATGGAAGTTGCTCGAGTTCTCCATCGTAGAGTACAACATCGTGACCGTCCCGCTTGAGTGCGGCGCCTACAGCCATCAGTCCGAGCGGAGGAAATGCACGCTCATCAATCAGAAACGTAGACGGACATCGCACCAGACAGATCGTCATTTCTGTACCTCGCGGCGTAATTGACGGTGCCAGAATACGTTGGTTCTTGTCTTGCGGCTCAAGTCGTGAAACAGTCCATGCGGGTTGTAGTCAACGTCACCGCAGAACTGGCCACAGGGAAACATGTAGATTTTCGGCTGATGCTGGTGTACCTGGCCCTTCCCGGCTGCTTCCCATTGCCACCAGCGGCGCTTGAATAGATTGTCTTCTCCCTGCGGATACTGCCTGCGGAACACAAGACCTTCGTCGTATCCTCCGATCTCGAAGAACACGTCCCGGTTCATGGCGAAGGTGTTCGGGTGGAACGGAACCCGAGTTCCTCGCTTCGCGTAGCGATCCGGCAGGAGCCCGTAAGCCAGGAGCGTGTCCTTGTCCTGGGTGAAGTTGCCGTTTTCGTCCAGTACGCCGAATTCACGGGAGAACTGCATCTTCTGGCCGGTGAATTCTCGCACCTCCATGATGACGCTCTTGGGGATGATGTAGTCCACGTCGACCATCAGAAGATTCCGGCCAGTGGAAATCTTCGCTCCCTTGTTTCTGGCAACAGAACTTGTCCACGGGCGTGTTTCGTTGGTTGGGACGATCCTGCATACGTTCGTGTCAAACTTCAACGGAGGAGCGCTGCCGTCATCCATGAGGATGATCTCGACGTCATCTGGAAGATTCATCCGCTCCCAATGCAGAATCTGCCTCCGCACGATCTCATGGCTGTTCAGAACAGGAATAATCAAGCTGACTTGAATCATGGGTCCAAAAAACCGTTCAGATCGTGGACGTTGCTGAAAACCGTCGTGTTTGGTCGTGCATCGCGGAACCAGAACCGGTATTTGAACAGAGCATTCATCTCGCTTATCCGGTGTCTCTGCTCGTTCCTGCGCTCCGTATCGTGAACGACCACGTATTCCGCGTGTCCGAGTCGCTGGACTTCACGAAAGCGCCTGTCACGTTCGCCTGGATGGCACGGCTCGTGATCGACAAACGCCACCGACCAGGGACCGGCAATGTCAATCGAATCCCAGTCGGAAACGCAATTAACCTCGTGGAAATCGGTCGCGTACGCTTTCAGGAAGTCGAAGTATTCTTCGTTGTTCTCGTACGTCACCAGCTTCCGCTTGGGGACGAAGCAGGCCCAGTGAAGCGGCGTGGTCGAGTACAAACCACAACCCAATTCAAGGATCGGACCGGTGGTTTTCGCCACGGCCTGCATCAGCAAAGGCAAGTGACTGCCGCGAAACGGCGCCAACCGAAGTCGCCCCATCGTATTCCCTCCAAGGCCCGCTCGAGGAACACCACACACCAGTGTTCATCGCTCGTTCTAGTTTTTGGTGATACAGTTTCATGTTGGTGTGCTTGGCAGATCGCTCCGACGGCCTGTCATGCGCCATGTGGTAGCCAACTACGTTCTCCGCGTAAACCGGAGACAATCCACGTCCATCGATCAAACACCTGGCAAACCACTTGTCTTCCTGCCCTCCATTTCCTCCGCAAACGGCAAACTCCTCATCGTTTCCTCCGATGGCGTAGAGGTCGCTTTTCCATAGCGCACCAAGGAAAAACAGCGGAAGATGTCTCAACTGGCCGTTCCATTCGCCCGTATACACCTCTTCCGGAATACCGTTTCTATCGCACCCAAGGACTGTGGCGATAACGAATGAAGAGGAATTGTTCTCCAACAGTTCGACCAGCTCAGCGACGGCTCCGTCTTCATGGACCACATCGTCAGACTGCGCGATAATGATGTCGCCGGAAGCCTGGCGATAGGCAATGTTGCGTGCCACGCTCGGGTTTCGCACGGCCGGTTCCCTGTCGATCCTTCGATACTCCACCGGATAGTTCCCGCACACGTCCGGTGCCCCAAACTCGCTTCCGTCGTCTGCAACGACCACTTCGACCGGAAAGTGGCATGTCTGCGAACAAATGCTATTGAGCACCGCATCGAGAACCTTCGGGTCTCTGTTGAAGCTCGCCATGCAAATGGAGACGTTCATATCAACTCCACGCCTTTCTGCCAGAAAGCAGTTGCCGGCGCATCGTGCGTCACGAACCATGACCGGATGGCGTGTCCACTCACATACGCATCCACGGCCTGAACCACACCTCCTCGATAGAAGTTGCAATAGTCATGGATCAGAATTAGGCCGCCCTCCCGCACTTTCGGCACCCAATGGATGATGTCCATCATGCACGCATCGAACTCGTGATTTCCGTCAATGTGGACGAAATCCAACGATCCGTCTGCGAAATGCGTGACTGCTTCCAAACTTGGTTCCCGAAGAATCGTTGCGTTGAACGGCTTCAGGTTTTCCTGGGCGAGAGCATAGACAGCGTCCTGTTTTTCCTGCGACTGCCTTGCGCGATAGACCCCGTACGGATCAACGCATGTCAAGTGCAGAAGTGGATTCGTTTCGCACCAGAGCATGGCGGACGTCCCACGCTCAGTGCCTACCTCCACACCTTCCCGAAATCCCATGTCCCGTAAGATACGCGCCAGAATGGTACGTCCGTGCTGATTCCGGCGCCGTGGCCTCACCCCAAATGGAAGGCTGTCGGTTTGTCCGTAGTAGTGGCAATGCTGCTCTAGGATTGCGAGAAAATCAGACATTCGCTTCTTCCGCCAATCCGCTGTTGAATACTGCCGCTATGTCCGCGGCTTTCCCCCAGTACGGTACGTCAAACGCCTTCAATTCGCCTTCCTTGCGTCGATGTCCTCGAACGCCTATGTACGTCGGAGAAACGCCCACAGTATGGGCTAGGTTTATGACAGGCGTTTTCGACCACCACTCCACATGTTTGCGGGGAGTGACCCGCATTCGCCTATCGCTGTCCGGTCTGCCGATTTCTCCAGGTCGGTAATGTCCGTCTGGATACTTGGCTTCCCGTTCTTCCAACGCTTCGATCAATAGTTTTCGCGGACAGATCATCGTGAATCCGCCCAGGCGCCTGATAAGCGAGAAGCTAGGACGGTCATGCCAACTCATCACCGTCCAGCGGGCCATGTTGTACGCGACTTCGTCCATTTTCGGACGGAATGTCGCAAAGTGTTCCCTTGGATACAGAGAATCATCCTCGGCTATCGCTACGAATGGCGTGTCGGCCAACTTCGCCGCACGATTCCACATGCAGAACGTGCTCCAGCCTCCGTAGGGGATATCCTGAATGATGTTGGTTTCTCCTACTCCAAGGTCCATTCGCTTCGACGAGACAGTAATTAGCGGATAGTCGCCAACTGCCGCCAACAGATGTTCCAGATGGAAGTCGACCCAACGCTGGGGCATCCTATTCGCTGTTAGGTAGAGAACTGTCAGGTCGGACATAGCAAACGTCCTTACGTTGCCGAAGGCGAAGTAGACGGGGTGTTCGATATAGACGCGGACGGAGTGTTCGATACCGAAGCAGACGGAGTACGCGACACCGTGTTCGATACCGAAGCAGACGGCGTGTTCGATACAGATGCCGACGGAGAAGTCGACGGAGTGTTCGACACAGAAGACGACGGCGTGTTCGACGCCGAAGCCGACGGAATGACCAATTCCTCTGCTGGAGCAAACACGCGCCAGTAGTAGCTGGTGCCCACCTCGATCGAGATGAACGTCACGAAGTCGCCAGCGTCGGCAAATGTCATCACCGTGTCGGCGTCCTGGTTGTACCCTCCGGTAACGGTGAGAGTCAGATCGCCACCGTCTTCAGCCAAGCAGACGGTAGCAATAATTCCCGGCCTGTCCGGCTGGGCCAACGTGCGGGTTTCTGTCGTTGCCGTCACAACGGAGCAGATTTGCCCATACATGGTTACCGTGATTGTCTCGGTATCTCCAGGATCGGCAAGTCTGCCCGGTCCCGTTGCCTCGAAAGCTCGGTACATGTCTTTCAGAGTTCTGTGTGCAGACATTGATCTGCTCCTTGCAAAAGTGAAAGGCCCCTTGGCCCGAAAGGATAAAGTGCTTCTTACGACGCCGAAGGCGAACTGGATGGCGTGCTGGAAGTAACGACCAGTTTTCTTTCCTTGCCGACTTGTCGCCAGTAATACGAGCCGCCGATTTCAACAGACATGAACGTCGCGAAGTCGCCGGCATCGTCCATCGTGATCGTGGTATGGCCCGGCTGGTTGTACCCGCCGGTTACGGTGAGAGTCATATCGCCACCGTCGACATCAAGCTCCACTGTTGCGAGAAGCCCCGGCCTGTTTGGCTGTGCTAACGTGCGAGCCCCTCCCCCGGTCGTGTTCACGGAGCAGACCTGGCCCCACAACTCAAATTGGATGGTTCCACCACTGCCAGGATCTGGAACCCTTCCAGGCCCACCTGTTCCGAAGGCGCGAAACATATCGTTCAGGCTTCTGTGTGCTCCAGCCATTGTCTACTCCTTCTCAGTTATGTTCGGGGAAGTCCCAAGACCCGGTTGGGTTACATACCACATTACGTTGCCGCCGCTTCCAGCCCAGCCGTCGTCCCATCGGACGCGATGGTGAACGCCTTCCAACTGGTTGTGGATTCGCAGATGGCAACCACCATCTGGCTAGCCGCCACGGCGGACTCTGCGGCCGCTCCCGTTCCACCGTTGATGCCGACCGTCGTCGGCGAAGTGGTTCGCAATTCTCCACCTGTCGCCGCCCCGGCGATGATAACGATCTTGCCAGGCAGCGGACTCGGCAGAACCAAGATGTGGTTGGCGTCGCCGTCCCAGTTGGGAACGACGAACTGGACCAGCAGATTCTCGCGGAGTGTCCCGGTTCCGGATCCATCGTCCGTCGCCGTGGCGTTGACGTAGCCAGGCCCTGGTTCGGTAAACGCCCGCGATAAATCGTTCAGCATTGCGTGAATAGCCACAGTATCGGACCTCGCGAAAAATTGTTACCAGATGTCGTGCGAATTTTGCCGAACGATCTGAATTGCAGCGTCGGCCCCGGCCGTCGACACGACGTACAACTTGCTGATGCCTGGACCGATGGTTTCGTTGCCGGCGTCGGCAATCCACATCTTGTCGTCTTCCACGGTGTTGTCGGCGGTAATCGTCGCGCTAGTCGTCGACAGCCACGCCGAAATCGCGGAACTCGCATCGTCATTTCCGGCCGAATCCTTCCCTGTATGCGTTAACTTGTACGAATACATCGGAAGCAGTTCCAGCGTTATTTCGGTAGCGCCCGTCAGCGAAAACAGGCCGAAGGCGTCTAGTTTATCCCAAGCCATTACGATCTCCTTTACACCTAAAGCTCTGTGCCATCGAGGCTAACCGCCCCCATTCTCGCGCTTCGCAGCCAGTAGTCCGAAGTTCGCTGCCCGCTTCCTGGAGCATCGGGGCCTAATGTCGTAGGAGAACTGCGGTCCCTGTCTGCCATAACTGCCGCCGGCAGTAGTTCGCGGAACTGTTTCTCGTGAATGCCGTCGCCGTCATCAAGATTGTGCTCTGCTGCCGCTAGACACGCTTCCTGAATGAGCGCAGAAAGAGTCTCGCCTCCGACCGGATACAAATTGGTTGCGTCGATGAACACTGGCCGCAGAATCATCGGGCAACGAAGAACGTAAATTGCGTCGGGCGTCGGATAGAATGCCAGAACCTTTCGGCTTCCAACGGTTGGATCGAATTCGACAGTCCGCACCGAGTAGTAGCGTGGCCGATCGAAATACGGATCGTTCATCTGCCACTTGCGGATTTGCTGATCGTGTCTCTGCTGGACTGCCGGATACAATTCGTTTTGGTCGGGATAGTATGTCAATTCGCTATCGCCAGCGACCGCCTCGAACGCTGTTGGCATGGAAATCTCGGGCCGACCAAGTTCGTAGGTCGTTCCAGCGTCGATGTCTACGCTGGTGTCGTCCAGGGTAATATGCGTGTCATCACCTCGGCTGGCGACAGAGTAGTAACTGTTATCCGCACTCAGCAGTCCGTCTGCTGCCCAGGTTGGAAACGTCCCGCTCGTCAGAGTCACCACGCCATCGACTACTTCGATTGTTCCGGTAGCGTAGGGTGCGGTAGTGGAAACGTCTTCGATCGGCTTGAAGAATGACCAGTCGTTCGCAGCGTAGGTCCGACGAAGTCCGTCGCGAATGCAGTCATTGATGTCCGATGTTTCCGCAGTGGAATAGCCGGTTCTTAGCCCGAATAGAAATCGGCCTACTCTTTCGAGTAGGCTTGTGTAACTGACCGTCAGGGCGGCTGGATCAGCCATTGCTCAAGTCTCCAGAAAGGACGCTGGAGGCAGGGGGTGCCTGCCTCCAGCAATCCAGAAATGGTCAGATGTACTGAGCGCAGGCGCACCAGTCGACCGTCATCGTCAACCCCGTGGTGCCGTCCACTTGCATGGAAGCCAACACAGGCGCCATGAAGTCGTTCGGCCACGGTGTCGCACCAGTCGTCGATGCGCTGACTCGCGAACCCGTAACAGCCTCCCCGTCGACCCACGGGGTGCAGGTCTTCGTGAGCGAGTCGTAGCGGTAACCGGCCTTGATGTAGGTGTCGGCAACGAGAGTTCCGACATCCGCCTTGGTGGCAACCGTTCCACTGGCTCGCTCGTAGGACAGGTCGATCTTGTCGCCGTCCCCAGAGAGCTTGTGGAAACCGAGATGGCTTACAGTCGTCGCCATCGTGTCGGCCGTTTGCGTGATCGGGACGGCCGAAGCCGCCGGGGCCACGCCAGCGGCGCCCGCCAAGCCGATGAACAGGTCGCCAAGACTGTCCGTGATGGCGCTGACCTTGAATCGGCACTCAAAGACCAGATCCTTGCTCATGCCAGGAATGACCGAGAACGGGAAACACCCATAAGGTGTCAGTTCGTGGCCACCCCATTGAAGCGAAATCTGGTCGTTGTCAGTAACGCCAGAGGTCGGCTGGAAAATGATCGCTCCGATGCTGGTCGGCGCGACACTCGCGGGCGTCGGCGTCAGGGCCACGTTGGTCAGCAACGTGCTGGCCGTTTGGTAGCTGATGTACCGATTCGCCCCGCTGTAGTACGAACCAGTGTTTGTGCTCAACGTGCCGCCGAATCCGACGAAATCGTCAAACACGCCAACGGCTGGATTTCCGGACTGCGTCTGAAAGATGCCAGACCCCAAAGGCGGGGCCATGCCCTTCCAGAGTTTTGGCGAAAACAGCCTATCGCCATCGAGTTCACTCCACATGGTAAGCATTTGCTATCTCCTTTGAGATTGTGCGTTTCGTAAATATGGGCAACTACGGGCAACTACGGGCAACTACGACTCGGGATGTCAGGCGGTTTCCGTCACGGTGCTAGTGCTGTAGCCGCGGAAGTTCCCGCGACGGTTGAAGCACACGATCTGCACAGAGTCGTCCATGCAACGCACACGGACATTCGACATGTCGGGATGCTGGAACGCCTTCCGCTTCCGCATCCTGCGCCCCTCGGCGTAGTACGCCTTGAACGTCGCCCAGTTCACGCCCAGAATGATCCCGTCCGTGCGAGCATTCACGCTGGCAGAATTCGTCCAGGCAGGAACCCAGTTCAGCGGTACGCCACGGATGTAGACCGTGCCGCTGTGCGCCGCCATGTCGTCGCCGATGTTGTCGTTGCCCAACTGCAACAACTGGCGGGATTTGGCCAAGACGCTATGGGTGGTCAGCAATTCCCAGTCGTGCCGCTTCTGGTCAACGATGTCAGGACGCTGAACAGGAGGCATGAACTGGCAGAGGTCCATCGAATTGATGGTCTTCTCGACGAAATCGGCACGATCCACGTTGGCGTACGGGAACGTCCGGTTTCGCCACTGGGGATAAGTCGTGCAGGAAATCCCGCCCGCACCATTGGATCCCCAGCCGAGAGGCTCGTACCCGTCGAAGCCCTCTTCCGAGTTGTTCTCCGTCGTGCTGTCGTCGGTCGCGGTGATCCACCACAACAGCGAAACGGGCGGGAAAGGAGACTGAGTCGGGCTGGACGGGCCAGGACCGAACATCAGGTCTTCCATGCCGGTGTAGAACGACGTGAGCAAGTCGTTTTCCAACGACTCGATGTAGTCGTAAATCTGCCGGCCGCCGGTGCGGAAGATTTCTTCGTCGATGTCGTAGTGGTAGTTGTTGGTCGTCAGGCCCCACTTCAATTCGCCTTCGTCCAACACGTTCACACGAGTCGAAGCATCCCGGTGATACAGACCGACAACCTGGAAGTTGTCGTTCGTATTTACCTTGACCTTCCACTTGCACTGCGACGTACTCATCGTGTCTTTTTTCAGGTTTCCGCTGAAAAGACGCGATGCGTACTTGTACTCTTGCAATGGCAGGGAGATGTCCTGCGCAGCCAGCCGTTCTTCGCCAGCAAACTTCTGGTGAATCCCAGCAACGAAATCATCAATCTGTTCAATTCCAAGCGCCATGGGGCCGCTCCTTTATTCAGTTCCGGTCGAGTTCCCGGTAGAGTCGGTCGAATTCGTCCCTCGGGTCTTCCCTCGGGTCTTGCGGTCGAGTCGCCCCGCCGCCTTGCCGGCCGTTGCTCTGCTTGGAAATCTTCCGTGTTCGTTGTTTCAGTTCTTTCTTGCTGATTTCGGCCGCGAATAGCGATCTCGCAACGCGATCGATCACAGCCTCGTTGAGTTCAACTGGACGACCGAGAATCTCTCGCCCACGCAGGTAGGTTTCTACCTCCACGAACAGGTCTTCGCGGCGCTGCTTCTCCTGGGTAGTCTCCTTGTCGGTCTTACCGAAAAGGTCGGAGTGCCCGAGAGAATCCACCAGAGTGTCGAAGTGCCGTTCCTTGGCAACGGCGTCCGCTTCAGCGAACCGTGCTTCGATCGCAGCCAAGCGAGAGTCGTAGTGATCGCGAAGCCCTGATATTGCTGTCGTCAGGTCTTTCGCAGTCGCTTCGTCCCATATCACGTCGGTGTTCAGCTTGAACTCGTACTGACCGTCGCGTTTTGCTGGCGGTTCAGTAATTTCGGGCTCATCCGTCTTCGCAAACTGGCCCTTCTCGTTGCGAGTCTGGCCTTTGTCGCCTTCGGCCAACGCCTTGCGGCCGGCTTCCAGTGCGCTCTTGTCGAAGAGCCTCAGTGCCCGTTCCAATTCCTCGCGGCTGGAGAACTCGGCAAGATCCGATTCCCCGATGCCAAACGCGGTTGCCTCGGCTTTCAAGGAATCGTCCAGCCAGGATAGTTCCTCGGTTCCGGTATCTTCGCCTTGGTCCTCGACCTCAGCGGAAGTCTCGCCCTCGTGGGCGGTATCGTCGCTGTCGGAATTTGTCTCGACAGGTGTTTTGTCTTGTGCGGGTCTGCCGGCGGTTTCGGAAACGATCTGTGCGTCGGACTTCTTCCCATGTTCGCCAGCGCGATCCGCTTCCGCTTCCTTCACCACTTGATCGGCGTAGGCAGCGATCTCTTCTTTGCTGTTGAGTTCGCTCAGTTCTACCGTTGCCATGAATCGTTCTCCTGTCACTCTTGTTTCGCGCCAAACCGATCATCTGGAGTGTATGTGTCTGAATACCCTCCGTCCAAGTTGACTTTGTTTCCGCGATACCTTTGCCAGCCGATCGCACCCTGTTCACCATTGCAGGTGTACTCGACTGCACCATCGTTGCGAATATTTACGCCGGTCAACTCGCCTTTGTGTTGCAACTCCCTAAGCTTCGCCCGCTCCACGGGGACTTGATGTGGAAGCACACCCATTGACTCTGACACCCGCGGCTTCGCAGAGGAACAGGTTGCGGGGATGGCCGGAATGCCAACGCCTCCGACCGGCCCACTTCGATGGAATTCCGATGGCGTCACCCACTTGCCATTCAGCTTTAGTCTGTGTTTTTTCAAGTCACCACGCCTCCTGGAATCCAACTTGATTCCAGAACAACCTCAACGTCGTTCTGTTGTTCGACGAGCTTGATTGCCTGTTCAAGGCTTTCAGCTTCAACCTCACGCCATTCGAGTGTTCGATCTACATCTGCCAGCCGTGCCAGGACGTATGCTTTGCGGATAGCGCTCATGCCTGCCTCCTATTTTTTTTCATCATGCTGGCCGTCTCCCCATCATGGCCTGTTGCTGGCCATTGACTTGTGGCTTACCACCCATCAATGACTGGATCAGAACATTTGATCTAGCTTGGGGCGTTCCGCCCGTTCCGACATTGCGCCGCACTGTTTCTCGGGAAGTCACCGGCGATTGCCGGATCGTGTTCTGATCCCCGCCCAGCATCTCGGCGGGATTGGCGAACGTTATAAACCGATTGAACTCGGGCCTATTCTTGAGCCGGGCAATTTCGTCTACGATCGCCTCGGCATCGAGCGCAGCTCCGGAAGCCTGGAACATCGGCCAGAGAGGTGCGATCTGTTGCAAGACCTGGAACAGTTCCTGCAACTTCTGCTCGGGAGTCTTGAAGACCATCGAGTACGGCTCGACGCGAAACTCGTAGTCATCGAATTCTCCGACGCGGTTGTCTGGAGTCCAATTCGATCCGAATTGCCTGCCGTTGTTGCCGACAGGAATCGACGCCTGAATCTCGAGCGTCTGGTCTTCCCACATCAGGTGTCCGAGATCCAGGATGCAGTCAGAGGCGAAAGAAACCATGGACATTCGCATGTCTGCAACATTCCGCGACAGTTCGCCGTAGATCATCTGTTCCTGGGTTGCCGTTGCTGCCTGTGCCCCAAGTCCTCCCATCGCCTGGAGGTTTCCAGCGAAACGGTCGTATTCGTCCATAATGAACGTTGCCAGCGCCATGTCCCGCTGATCGACTCCACCCGTCTCGAATTGCTTGATCGAATCAGGGCTCTTGCCTCGATACCATCCGTTCCGCACAGCCTTGCGCAGATTTTCGGCGTCGTCTTCCATGCCTGGGGGATAGACGTTCACGATCCGGTGCGAGTCAGAATCCGCTTCCATACGAACGTGAAGCCGGTTCTGCTGAAGGTGCATTCCGAACAGGTTGATTGCCGGGGCGGCTGGAATGATGCGATCTGGCACATCGCCCAACGAGAGGAACTTGTAGGGGCCAGCCTGAGAGCCTATCCACTCGCGTTCAATCGCCGGCTCCAAGTCATCCTGGTCGCACGCCATAGTGGCAATCGACTTGTTCTCTGCGATCCATACGTCTTGCAGCCAGACCATCTCCTTCAGGTCGTCGTCTTCGGCCGGATCCGTTCCGATGTCTCGCGTGGAGCCCGTGCTATCAAACGATTCCCGACTGGTCGGTGTGAGCTTGTCCTTGAACTCCTTGGAATAGCCAGGCTCGGCCATCACCTTTTCGTAGTCTGCCCGATAGCGATGCCCGCAGAACCGCATCTTGTTGCGTTCCTTGGAAGGCATGTCCACAATCAGGTCGTCCAACGAAACACGGTTCAGCCACGGTTCGCCTGGATCCAGCCACACATCCTCCTCGGATTCCAGCAGCCCGTGGAATCGGGTATCGGTGTCGCGCATCATCACGACGCCGCACCCAATGCAGAAAAAGGCATCCAGAAGAATGGCGCGGAACGTCTGGTCCAGCGCCATGTCGGAGATCAGCTTGTTCAGTCCTACCTCGAACCGGCGTGCAAATGGCAGGTTGTCCATTTGCGGGGTAGAGACGAGGACTTGCGGATTGTTCGAGGCCAGAGCGACCGTGAAGATACGGGCAGTCTGGTTCATCAGATTGACCAGAATCTTCCCGTCGTCTTGCGGCGTCGTGGTGTTGTACCACGATCCGCAATAGTGCTCGACCATCAGCTTCCGAACGCGACGATGAGGCTCGAGAGCGTCACGAGACGATTTGATGGCCTTGAAGAGTTTCGCCCGCTTTTCCGGATCGGAAAGATCGAACATCGCAATGCCAAAAAAGAAGGGGGCGTGGCTCTTCGCCGCGCCCCCTACAGGCTGCGATGATATAGGGCATCTCGACGGTAGCTACTCCGTCTATGCCTTTCAGCGGCTGGCTAAGAAGCCGGCCCCCTCGTTTTGTCGTGCATCGGGTTCTATCTCCGAATCGTGTACAGCAGTTTGATTATATCACGTACGGCTTCTTCAATCACTGAATCCGCTGGAATCACTTGGTTTTTGGCACCGTCGCAGTGTTCGCTGACCAGCACGCGTACACATTGGCAATGTTTGACGCTGCCTGAGTGTACATCAACGCTTGGTCGGCTGTATTCTCCGGCCTAACGGCACGTTCCAGCATGACAACAATAGCGTTTTGGCATGTAATTTCCATCGGGCTCTATCTCCGAATCAGTTAGTTTATGTCTTTTTGGCGAACTCCTTCGCGCCCTCTTGCTGAATCCTCGCGTGCATCAGATTCAGAACCGCTTGGGTGGCCTTCATCATGTCCACCGGGGACAGGTTGGGCCGAACCCGGTCCAACACCACCGAAAGCTCCTCGTCCAATTCCGTCGTCTGCAAGGCCATATCCAACGCCTTCGCCTGCGCCAGATTCAGAACCGCTTGGGTCGCCTTGGGGCTATCGTCTGGGGTCAGGTTGGAATTGATCTTGCCTCTTGTTGCCTTGGACGCCTTGTCCCACTTCTGACCGATCGTTTCCGTCATGTGAATCTCCATCAGGTTCTAGCTCTGAAGCTGCATAAGGCCACAAGGACTCCTTGCATATCCATCGCTTATTCTATCACGTATTCTGAATTGCACAACACAATACTTCGTTGTCACCAAATCACGTCCCGAATTCCAAACCTGGGACTGCCGATTTTGGCTTGTCGACGTTCCTGATCCTCACGCCACTTGAAGCTCCCGTACTCGGGAATTGACCCATCCTCTTCGCCAGTATCGACTCGATCCCCGGCATTGTCCGTCATGTAGACGAGCCAGCTTCCACCAGAAGCGACCGCCCGATCGGCGTGGTTTTTGTCCGTTGCTCCCTTATTCTTTGTGGGCGCGTGGATAATCTTGTCGCCTTCCCACTCGTATTCTCCGCACTCGATGATCATGTCTTCCGACCGCGGAATGTACTTTCCCATCTCCATTGCCAGGGCCAGTTGCTCGAACATGTCCGCCTTGTCTGCATCCCGGCACGGCCAGCCAGGCTTGCGGCTTTTCTTCTGGGAACCAAGTTGCGTTACGTCGCGGAAGAACACGTTGCCATAGTAGATGACTTCCATTATCTCCTTTGCAAACCCTCCAGATACGCCAGAATCCTCCCACCCTAACAGGGCATTTCTCAGCCACATGCACAGTCCGACCACGCGACGGGCGAACGGGCGCGGCTCAAGCCCCTTGATCGCGTATTCCAGCACCTGTTCTCCTGTCCGATCGTCCAGCGCCGACATGGTGGAATTCGTCGCGTACTGCGAAACGCCACCGGAGGCGATGTCACAGCCGGCAGTGAACGGGCCGAGAGGTGGTGAGTCGTCGATGCCCGGCTTGAACCAGAGCTTCAGCGGGCCATCGTCTCGCGGAATCAGCCCTGTCAGCTTCAGCGTTTCCGAGTCGAATACCGGCTGGCCCTGCCAGACAGGCGGCTTGCAGTGCTTCTGTTTCATGCGATCCAGAAGATCGACAAGAAAGACCTTGCCCACGGCGCCTTTCGGATTCCGATCAAGTTGTGACGCGATCAGCCTGGGCGTGGCAGTGGGACGCAGGCACCGCATGTCGTACCACGGACTGCGAACCACTCCCTCGAACTTGAACCCCTTTCTCTCCAGTCTCGCACGAAGATCAGGGTTTTCGGCATGGTACTTGTCGACTGCCTCTTGTTCCTCTGGTTTTTTGGAGACAGGCTTCCCGTCAACTACGATGTAGGAGTTCTTCCCGTGGGCTGGATGATCTTTCCAGTCAAGGACCAGATAGACGCCGTTCTTGCGTGTGTCAGGGTTCTCGCACGCTTCGTTAAAAACTCCTGAGTCGGCGTACCTTGCACTCACCATCCGAATGCAGTTCGTGACATCGTGTAGACTCTCCATCACCGACTCATCTTTTCCGCCGGCAATGAATTCCTTCGCTCCAAACTCGTCACATGTGAAGACCGTCGACCGTCCGCCGGCAGCTACGTCTTGCCCGGCAGCATATCCACGCAACAACGCACCGTTCTCATTATTAACGAACGTATGCTGCGCCAGGTTCCTTTCATAGTCTGGCTGCATCCATGTCGGCAGCATCTGTATGGCCCATGCAATCTTCCACAAAACGGTGTTCGAGTCCGTCTTGCTGTCGACCAGAGCCTCGTTTCTGGTCACGTATCCCGCAGAGAACATGCTGTCACGCAGCCACCGTCGAAGATCGATCCACAGATAGCCGAATGTTCCGCCCTGCGCACGGGCTTTGTCGAGAATCACATCGATCGACCGTTCTTCACGCTCGGCCCGATCAATGGCATCGTCCATCGCCAGGAACACCGATTCCTGGTGTGGGTGTGGAATGAACGGGGTAATCTTGACTCTGGCTCGCGGATCGTATCCCCAACAGGTGAACGCCATGAAGAATAACAAATCATCCATGCAGGCCTGCCAGAGGGCGTCTTGGAACCGTTTGTCAACCAGCGCACGCTCCCGGCATCGGATCCGCCACTTCACGTTCTCGATTGGATTTCGTGGTACGAGCCAGCGACCGTCAGGGGTTTTCTGATGGTAGTACAGTGTCATCTAACGCCTCAGTGGAACGCGCAAAAAAGAAACCTCACACGTTGGAATTACGATCTACCAACGTGGAGGTTTTATCGCTCCACCGAGAACATTGATTAGGTGTTGCTGCTATTTCTCAGCCATCACTCGATCTTCTTCAACGTCAAAATTGCCTTACAGATTGCTAGAGAGAGAGTGGTGGCTGAGGTGTGCGTAATCCCGTACGGCGTCCCGTCATTGAGGATGTGCCGTGCAAAACTACAATACCACTCGTCCGATCGTCTGAAGATGTGTGCATCGCGAGCGTCAAACAGCCCCACCTTCTCTGCCGCAGCAAACGCTGCGTTCAGGTCGTGGGAGTAGTTCGGAATGATGCAGTCGGGAAGTCGTCTATCGCTGGCTGATACTCTCACTATGCCGCCAGGTATCGTGCCACAAAACAGATCACCAAATCCAACCACGCGATTTTCATCTTCCGGTCGAACCCAACCGTAGCAGCCAATCGCCTCAGCTACCGCTCGGTCAAGTTCCGGACCCGGCTTGATCTCAACCATCGAACTCCTCCCACTGATCCTCGATTTCATTCTTCGCTGCTTGGCACGCATCCAGCAATCGCGACCGAATCGGACCTTCGCCGAAGTCCAACACATGCACCAGATTCAAGGCAATCTCGCACACATCGATCGCGTGTGCTAAATCCACAGGTACGCCCTGTGCTAGACGTTTGGCGATAGATTCCGCTGCCTGTTTCATAAATCTGTCAGCGTCTTCGTCCGAAATCTCAACCATCGGATTCACCATTCATAGGTACGATTCCGCTTCGGGAATGAACTCTTCAATCTCGCGGGCCAAGTACGCGTCTACTGGGCAAAAGTCTCCCTCGGTCTCGCAGGCGTTCTTCGCCTGCTCAAGCAGTTCAACGGCCCTTCGCAGTAATTGCGTTAACTTAGCCTTGCTCATCGAACTCCTCCCCAAAAGCTCGCCTGATCTCATCGCGCCACAACGCGTCCTGTTGTTCACGCGCATGGATCCGCCTGCACTCGTCGCTAATGTCTTCGCACGGCAAGTCCATCCATCCAGCCAGGATTCTTGCAGCTTCGAGTAGCCCATTGGCCGTCCGCGGAAATGAAGTTTCAGCCCAGCCATTTTGAACGATTTCGCGTACGGATATTCCGCTGTCTGATACCGTGATGGAACCTTTGTTCATCTCACCTCGCACTCCCACGATGCTGGAGGAGGATAATGGTTCGGATGCTCCTCGTCATACCCTTCCGGTTCATGCTTGAATTCGTCGGGAACCAACACCAAGCGTTCAAGCGACTCGCGAACAACGGCAAGTTGTTCAGCGGTGTAACAAATCTCATCACCATCGCGATTCCAGTCTCGCACCCATTCGTCGAAGTAGATGAGACAGGACTGGGCCTCATCCCAGTTTTCATCTGCCCATACCACATGCCCCGGGCCGTAGTCCATCGCCGATTCGCCAGCCCGTTGCACGCAGTCGTCGTAAATGACCCGAATTGGCTTTGGCCAACCCCAATAGCACCAGTAGCACATCATCACACCCTCCTGTAGTGCAGAGTTCATCTTCGCTCTTTCCAGATAGCCGTAGCTTCGATCACACCAGTAACGCCTGACTTGTCGTGCCACTTCGGCTTCAGTTGTCGGCATTCCACGTTGCACTCAGAAATCCTCTCTCGCGGAGTCTTTCTGACCACTCGACACCACAGGATAAACGTAATATCCTGCTTAAATCTTTTAACGTAGTCCATCCAGCCACGTATCTCTGTCGTTGGTGGGTATATTGTGAACAGCATCGTCGTTCGGCGTGTCATGTCTGTTTTGCTTCCAATGCTCTCAGAAATCTCTGTCCGCCTTTCGTCATCATAAGCGAATGAGAATCGATCTTGATCAATCCGCAGACGTTGTTATCCAAATAGGCGGCGTCAAGCACAGCACAGAGCATTGAGTAATAATCCCCCAATTGTGTGTTCAGGTCGGCGACGGCCCTAATGTGGAATTGTTCGCCCATTTCCATGGCCTGTACTTTTCGTTCCGCGTATTCTTGAGCATCAGCCATTGCGTGGGCTTCTTTTGCAGTGAGTCTCATGTCAGCCTCTTTCCTTCTTTTTTTCCCTTGGTGTCATTTCCTCCTCAAAGCCTCCCCAACCCCCATAACCTTCAGCCGTGCTCTCAGCGTCGACTCCTTGATTCCCGCCGACGCGGCCCACTCCTTCAGCGTCTTCCGCTCGCCGCGGAATTCCAGCCCACATCGGCCACAGGAATTAGTATGACCACTGCGAAGATGATCGAGCCGGGCAGTCACCTCGTTGCCGCACGAACAGACGCAGAGGAATCGCCGCTTGCCCGAGGACTTCTCAGCCTCGCGAACAACCGTCAGATCGCCATACTCGTCGCCTGGACTGACTTCCACTTGTCTCATTTCCCCGGCCAGATGTAGATGGGGCTTTTGGAATACGGGCTGCCCGCACCATAAGGGTTTCTGATACTGTCACGCGAGTACGGACTGCCATATCTGCCGTACGGATTGGAGATCGAGTCGCGATTGTAGGGGTTCGTGCTGAACCGGCCGCGATACTTGCCGCCCTCGTAAAGTCTCGGGGCCTCGGTCGCATAGGGATTCCGCCAGGACTGGTTGCTGTAAGGGCTCCCGTACCGGCTGTACGGGTTCATCAGGCCGTCCGATCGGTAGGGGCTTCCGGCGCCATAGGGGTTCGAGAGCGAATTGCTGTCGTATGGATTCTCTCGCAAGGCTCCCAGCGGCTTGCTCTCGGAAGACTTCCGGCCGGTTCCGATTCCCGCCAGAGAAAGTGACGCAACCAGCAGAACCAACACGCCAGCCAGCAGAACACTCTTCGGTTTCATGGTCATGCTCCAACTTTGCAATAGAGGTCAACAGTAGACAGGCAATGCGGACAACGAATCGGCCCACGCGGACCATCCTCATCCAACACAATCAGTTCCCCGCAGGGAATGTATCTGTGGCATGTAAAACAGTACCGATCAGGGAAAAGATCTGAGAGATCCCCAAATATCCGATCCCAACCGTCACGGTACGACTGGCTCAATGAACGATTCCTGTCACCCTTGCCGTTCATTTCTCCCTTTCCTCTCGTCGCCTCTGCACCCGTTCACCACGTATCAGTATATCAACATGGACCCACAAACGCAAACCAATTCCACCGGCCGGCACAGACGTTCATTCACGGGAGTCCCAGGAACACAGCCACCGTGCCGGGTGAATTTCCGTCCAAGTTGGCTGGACGCTACTTGACTATTTCTGGCACCCTATTAGAATGACAGTGCAGCCAATTGGGGACGTTTTCCAGCCAGGGAGAAAAGCCATGTCCACCGCAGTCTATGTCAGGGTCTCGACAGTCGGCCAGAATGAGGCAGGACAAAGAATGGAGATCGACCGCTGGCTGGACGGAAACGGCTTCGACCACAGCAAAGTCCTCTACTACGTCGACAAAGAATCCGGCGACACTCTGAATCGACCCGCATTCGAGAAGTTGCAAGCCGACATCTTCAACGGACTCATCCACGCCGTCGTCGTCTACAAACTCGATCGACTCTCGCGTAAACTCCGAGACGGACTAAACGTCCTCTGCGAATGGTGCGACCGAAAACTGCGAGTCGTCTCAGTTTCCCAGCAGATCGATTTCAACGGAACCGTGGGAAAGATGATCGCCGCCGTCCTCCTGGGGATCGGTGAAATGGAACAGGAAACCCGCCGAGAACGACAGGCCGCAGGTATCGCCGCCGCTAAAGAACGCGGCATCTACACCGGTCGACCACGAGGCGCCACAAAAGCCGGAATCGATACCCGCCGAGCTTCCCAACTCCGCGAACAAGGTCTAACACACGCCGAAATCGCCCAGGCCCTCGGCGTTTCCGTAAGTTCCGTCAGACGATACCTCAAAGCTATGAAAATAGGAGACTCCAAATGATTCGGCTTTTGAAATGGTTGTGGTATCACCTGTCAGGAAAAGCCTTTGATGAAATGATGATGAAGGAGCTCTTCGGCCTCACTCAGGAATACACCGCCACCGTTAATGCCCTGCTTCCAACCTGTAAGTACGTCGTCGGAATCCGCAAAAACAAAACCGGAGAAGTGCGGTTCTGCCCACAGTTCATGGAATGGTCCGACTCAAGCCTGGCCCGGTGGAATTCCGACAACTTGAGCAGCGAACGCAAACGCCATCGCATGTTCCACGGGCAAGCAGGGAAATTCCACAAGCATGATGTGACGTGCGGAGATTACTCCATCGTCGGAATCTGGTTCCACGACGGAAGGATTATCCGAAACCTGGAACACGTCAACGACGACCGCTGATGGGGAATCTTGACCGGAGTTCTGAAGGCAGAGAAGTGCGTCTGGAACGATTCTATCCAGAACTACGTCCCAACAGGGGAGATAGTCGAGGTGTTTGACCGAGTTTCCGTCGGCAATGGAATCATGATGATGGCTCGTGAAAACGGCCGCTATGTGCTGCTTGATAAGGACTGCCAGCCCTGATTCGCGGTCGCGAACCAGTGGGGTGATCCTGGCAAAGTCTCTGCGTTTCACGGCTTTCTCCTTTTCTCGGCCGATGCCAGCCCGGCTATGACCATCTCCAACGCCTCGTCGAGGCTGCTAACTCGGCTGGAGATCGGAAATCTGTAGATCCTCTCCCACTGACAAACAAGACTCACCGGCGACAGCCACTTCTCGTGTACCACGTACAGACAACCAGGTGTCACGTTGCGATACACGAACGGTTGATCGCCATTTCTGAAATTGAAACTCGGGTGACTTCGGAGTTCCCCGAGAAGCCACAGCAGAGCCTTCACCTCGTCGCCGCCGAAATACTCAATAAACGGCCGACGCGTTGATACCAGCGCCAACGGCGAAACTATCGCTCCAAAAGCAATCTTCGCAAACTCTCTTCGTTTCACGGCGACATCCTCCTTCCCCAAAGTATACCTACCAGCCGCGATAATGGAATGGACCCCGAAACGCAAGTGAAATGGGGGATGTGGTACATGAGGACATACGTCGGAGTCCCGGCGACCACCCCCACCGGTCTGGGCGGGTTTCCGGTGGCGCGCCCGGGTGATCGAGTGCCCGGCGATGCGATGCTGCCTACTCGCCATGCAGCACTGCGGCTGCCAGACCATGTGCTCAAATAGGGTAGCCCACGAAGAATCGACGTAACTCCTTACGCGATGATGCCCAGCAGGCCCAATACAGCCCATCACGTAGCGTATACGCTATGTGGTAGCCTCGGCCATGCTGCCCAGTAGCTCGCCCACCACCTCAAGCGCTGCCCTCTCACGCCGGGCATGGGATGCCTCATCGACCTGGGCCGAAGCCGCCCGGGCCACGATGTCGGCCCACTTGCTGCCGTACAGGATAGATGTCTCGAGCCAGGCGAGCGTGGCATGACTGGGGGCAGGAGAGAGAGCCCGCCCGAGCTCCACCCGGTCGCCAACCCGGACCCGAAGACGATTGGACTGCACCCACGACACCTCAGCCGGCAGGGCTGCGTTGGCCGGAAGATCGGGCCAGTCGACCGGAATGATACTCAGCCCCGGCAGTCCTTCGCCCTCGGCGGGAGCCGGATCAATGGAGGCGAGCTCGACTACCGGAGTCGATCCCAATGGAAACAGTCGATCCACCTCTACGGTTGCTCGCTCATACGCCTCCAGCTTGCCTAGGCCAGCCGCTCGACCTTCCTTGCGGATTCGCTCCCAGGCCTGACTACGCGATTCGTCGGGTCTCGCGTGCGCGGGGGGCACCACCAGCGGCGGCGCGTCGGCATTGGGCGTGAGTGTTACGTTCCCTGAATCTGTAACACCATCTGTTCTGTTAATTTGGGCAGCGTTTGCGTCCTTCGTATCTTCTTCTGTGCTTGGTATTACGCTTTCTGCATCCGTAACACTGTTGCTCTGGCTATTGCTCTGTGCGTCTGTGTGCTTATCGCTGGAAACGGGGCGTGTGGCTCCGCCCCCTGGTCCTTCTCCCTGCTGTCCCTCTGTGTCTGCGTTGGAAACGCCCTCGAACCTGAGCGGTGTGGCGTTGGTGGCGGGGATGAGTGAGCCGGTGCTCTTGGTCGCTGGGCTCTTCGCTGGCTTACGCTTGGCCATTGGAATCCCCCTGCGGTTGCTCTGGTTGCTGGGCGGCTGGAATCTCGATGACTCCCAATCCCTCGAAATACGCCCGGGCTGCAATCAGGGAATCCGCGGCGAGTTGTCGGAGTCGCGATGGATCGGCTGGGTGCGTGGTATGGAGAGCAAGGTGGCCGACCGCGAGATCGGAATAGATGCCGAGGGAGAGGGACTGGACGGCGGCTTGGATGGCGGCTTGTGCTTGTGCCTGCTGCTGTGCTTGCTGCTGGCCGATTATCGGGATCGGTGCCATATGCGGAGAATGTGGCGGGTGGAACTGCTGCGGCCTGAGTGGTGGTAGACTACGCATCCTCAAAATCTCCGGTGATTGGGTTGTAGGGTACGAGTGGAGGCGAGGGTATCACATAGGGTTGCTGGACACTTGGTAAATGGGAATCGCTCGAATCGGTTTCGAGCCTGTTTTCTGGGGATTTTTGTACAGCGGCCCCCCGTCAGTGATTGAGGGGGCTTGACTCGCGGAAATTGGCCGGAAATTTTCCGAGGAATTTTCTGCGGGTGCTGGCGGCTCGCCAATCAGTGGCAGGCCGAGGCGTTGCCTGCGGGCGTTGACCCATTTTAGCACGCTCTCGATGCTCGCAGTATCGAAATCGCCGCGAGAGGCGTACTGGATGACTGAGCGTGGGGCGAGCTTGGCCCATGTGGCGATCTGGGAATAGGTGAGGTGGGCTAGGTGCTTCTCTGAGCCGGCCTTCTTAATTGGCGGCTTGGATGCCTCTTTTGCCATTTTGGCCCTATTCGGGAATTTTGCCTATTGATTCGGTTGGGGCCTATCCGTATATTAGTAGTGTAACGCACAAGCTCTAAGGCGGCAACCAATGAGCACAACGAAACACGCTCCGCTCACTCCCCTATCTGCTGGTTGCCGCCGCTCTATGGGGAGTGGGCGGGGCTGAGGGCCAACCAGGAGAACCGACAGATGAGCGAAACCACCGCCCTAACCATCGACCGTAGCTACCAGACCACCGAAACCCGCCGCCCTGTCTTGCACACCTACACGAACGAGATTATCACCGGCCACGCAGTCCAAGAAGACCCGAGCGGAGTCGGACACGCATGGACCCCGCTTGACTTGCAGGACTTTCCGGCATCGATCGCCGAGGAAATCGCCTGCTGGATTATCGAGGACGATCCGCAGCCGGGCGACGAGATGACCGCCAGCAATGGCCAGCACTACCGATTGCCGGCTTGATTCCCCCTTCCCCGCAGCCGCGTCAGGGGTTGCGTCCTGGCCGGGGACTTGCGTTTACCACACCCCACCTCACAGGAGATGAGACCAATGGAACACTACGAAATCGAGTATCGCCGCAGCAATGGCGATCACACCGACGTTTACGGAGAGAGAGACGGGGATGAGGCTAAGCGACTCGCCTACGGCCTCGCTGAGGGGCTAATTGCCGGAGGCGGCGGTCTCGTGACCGTATACGATGTCCGACCGACCCGGCCTGGCGATCAATCGTGCTATGTGCGTGAGGTCGGCAGGCTAGAGCGGCTCGCCGATGGGTCCGTCGTCGGGTCCGGTGAGTACGCCGACGGTGCGACATTAATGACCACTCTCGATAGCATCTATGATCACATGTCAGACGCCCACACTGAGCCATGCCGGTGCGAACTGTGGGCCGTTTCCTGACCCCCGTGATCCCGAGGGGAAATTCGGGATCGCTGGACGGCACGCGGAGTGCCGTAGCCCGGACAGCCGCGCCGGAATCACGCGGCACACCTAACCCTCTGGAGCCCACAAAATGCCAACCCTAGCCAACCCCGAAACACCGCTCCCCATTGCAGATCAGGTAATCCGAATCATGACGGAGCAATGGGATCAAATAGGCCCGGACCTACCGCGCAACGACGATGGCACGTTCTATCTGCCGGACGCAATCGAAGTGGCTGTCAATGAATTGCTCGACAAGGCCCGGGAGTTGGGCTTTATTTGCAGCCATCAGGGCGAGGAAATTGGAGCCATGGGAATTTGCGTGCGAGAGGAAGGTGAAGCATGAACCACACACCAGGACCATGGACAATTGACCGCGAGCATTTCTCGATCAATCACCCGCCGCAAACTGACAATCCAAACGAGTGTTGTCTTATTGCGTCTTACGGCCGCAAAAGGGACTGGGCGCACGAGGCCAACGCCAGGCTAATCGCTGCCGCGCCGGAACTGCTGGAGGCATGCCGGGCCATCGCACTGCTGAACGAGGGTCAGGGACGCGTGAATATGTGCGAGGTTGCAGGTCAGGCCCGCGCCGCAATCGCCAAAGCAACAGGGGCCGACTCATGACAACCTACGTCATCCGCTGCAAAGCGCCAGACATGCAGCGAGCCATGCTCATGCGGCCAGACGGCAACCTGACGCGTCTGCGTGTGCACGCTGCCAGAATCCCCGCCGAACGACTGGAAGGATGCTTGGCCGAACTGCGCGCGATGAACCCGGATTGGAGATTCGAGGCGGTTTCCGCCTGAATTCCGACCGACTCCCCCGCCCTCCGGCTGGCCAACCAGACCGGAGAACGGGCGCGCCGCTTGGGCCGCAACAACGCCACAATCCACGCGAGGTGAGACACATGAACGACTTCGAAACGCGACGACAGGCCAGAATAGAGCGACTCCGAGAACGTGCAGAATCCGCACGGCAGGAATCCGAATCCAGGAATCGAGCCGCAGACCAGATTGCCTCTTACATTCCCTTCGGCCAACCCATCCTTGTGGGCCATCATTCCGAGAAACGCCACCGAAGAGACTTGGAGCGCATCGACAACCACATGAGGCAGGCCATTGCTTCAAGCCAGAAGGCCAAGCACTACGAACAGGCCGCAGAAGCCGCGGAGAGCAATACCTCGATCAGTTCCGACGATCCGGACGCAGTCGACAAGCTACGGGAAAAGCTGGCGGAACTGGAAGCCCGGCAAACCGAGATGAAGGCCGATAACGCCAAACTGCGAAAGGCGAAAATCGCAGTCGGCTCAGCCGACATTGACGGCCAGATGCGATCCGCCGGCCTTTCCGAGCACAGCATCAAGGAATTGGTCTCCCTCGGCAGGATCTGCCCCTACCATTGCAGGCCGTACTATCGGCACCCCACCTACGAGTTATCGAACAATAACGCGAACATCAAGCGGGTTCGCGACCGAATCACGATTCTTGAGAGGCGACAGGCCGAGCCGGAGCGCGAGGCAATCGAGGGTGACGGATTCACCATTTCCGAGGACAAGGAATGGGGCCGCATCCTGATCGAATTCAACGGAAAACCGGCCTCTTCCGTGCGCGACTACCTCAAGAGCAACGGCTGGAGATGGGCTCCATCTCGATCGGCTTGGGTTCGCCACCTCAACGGAAATGGCCGTATGTACGCGACATGGGCAGCCGAGAAACTTCCGGAAATCCCGCTCATTTGCCGCGACTGCCGAGCCACCGATCCGACCCCAGAAGGACAGTCAAGGCTCGACTCTCTGAAGATGGGCATCGCTTGCCAGGACCAAGGGGCCGGCAAGCGGCACATCACGAAAGCCACCAAGAAATCGAGTTAACCCTCCCCCGTGATCCCGAGGGGAAATTCGGGATCGCTGAAACAACATCTACCACAGGAGATGAGACAATGGCGGAAATCTACACGATGAACGGCGAAGAGATTACCGTGGGGCTGCAAGGCTCTGCTGTGTGTGACGAGGCAATCCACGCGGCAAAACGTATCGCTGCTGACCGAGGCGAGGCCGTGCGGCTGGAAGATGACGGCGAGCTATTCGACGTGTTCCCCGACGGGACAGTCGAGGACGGCGAACCGTGGGAATGATTTGTTCCGGCTGTGATCCCAAGGATTCACCCGATCCAGCAGTTCCCGGCCACCATGCCCAAAATCGAGGAAGCCTCCACGGAAGAGGAGTGGTCGGCGCGATTCGACGCCCTTTGCCAATGACCCCCGAGGAACTCCCCCGCCCATCGCTACGGCGCTCGATGCGCCAACGGGGGACTGAGAAACAACCCACCCAACAGGAGAATCTGAGCGATGAACCACACACCAGGACCATGGATACTCGACCGGGAGTATTTCTTGATCAATCACCCGCCGCAAACTGAAAACCCGAACGAATGTTGCCTCATCGCATCGTATGGCCGCAAGGCGGACGGATCGCACGAAGCCAACGCCCGTCTGATCGCCGCAGCGCCGGAACTACTGGAGGCCGCGAAACAGGTGATATGGAAACTGAGCCACAATCACCAGACTGGCACGTACACGGGACCGGCGCAGATTACCCGGCTGGACGCAACTGTGCGAATGCTCGAAGAGGCAGTCTCCAAGGCCGAGGCTCGACGAAATTGAATGCCTTCACGCCTGATTCCCTTCCCCGCAGCCGCGTCAGGGGTTGCGTCCTGGCCGGGGACTTGCGTTTACCACCCCACCAGCGCCCGGCAGTTCGCCGGCGTGCTGAGGGCCAACCAGGAGAACCGACAGATGATGACCAAACCCAAAAAGCGCACCTACCGATTTATGGCGAATTCCACGGCTTCTCTGGCAGCGAGAGAAGCTTCCAGCAATCGCGGGGCCGGATACGCCGTGACTGCCACCACCGAGCGAGGAGCGCGACGGAAACTGGCGAGATTCGTGGGAAAATCCGTAGCCGATGAAATGTACGTGTGCCACATCGGCGATTGATGACTCCCCCGTGATCCCGAGGGGAAATTCGGGATCGCTGGGAGCCCGCGCAGGGCTCCATAACAGATCACACAGCCCACCGATCGCGAGTGGGCGAAAAAATCGTATGCGGAAAGTGCGGCCACACTAGGTGGGTGAAAGTCTACCCCGGGGCTAGATGGGACAACTGACGTGTGGCCTGCCTGCGAGGAGCACCACCCCCACGACACCATGGACACAATCAGAATGGATCCCAAATACCTAACGACCGCCGAAGCCGCCGCCAGACTGGGACTCTCCAAGATGCGGGTCCGGCAACTGTGTGTAGCCGGTCGCATCGGAAAAAAGATGGGCCGCGACTGGCTCATCAGCGAGGAAGAACTGGCCGAGTTTTCCGAGATTCCCAGGCCGGTTGGACGGCCACCGCGAATCGAAACCCCCAAACCGGAGCGAGGATGGTGAGATGACAGAAGAATTCGCCGCTGCCAAGTTGGCATCGCCCATTCCAACTGAATGGTTCGACGAAAGGCCGATTGAATTGCCAAGTACATTTGAAAATGTATACGACTGCAATCCTCCGAGCCGAACAGTCGAAGCGGCCGAAGCAGCGATACAAAAGGCTGCTGAAAATACCTGACCCTCCCCTGCCCTCCCGAGCCGGTCCACGCCGGCTTTTTTTGTCTGCGGATGTGGTCGCCGTAGGATGGGGCGAGGATGGCAAGACGGCCGAGTCCTAGCGGGGAACCAAGTGGCAACCAGGGAACCCGCTAGGGCAAGGCGACCATTTTTCCGAGCGGAAGGTAGCCCCGCGGATTGGACGCCGCAACCGCCTTATAAGCGGCTGGTGGGGGCCGGTGTGAGCCGGACGGGATCGTAACCCCTGCCTTCCGTTTTTGTTGAAGTCCCCGGGGCCGTTGAAGCGGCCCCGGGGGAATCACAACCTAGGCGTGGTTAGCCCAGAATGTAACCCTTGCAAGTTCATTCTAGCGAACCCCGCCAGAGAAGTGAAGGGGTTCGCGATGATTGCATGTGCTCATGCCAACAGGAAGAAGCACGGTCGGGACCGGAAGGGCAACCAACGATTTCGTTGTCTAGACTGCGGCAGGCCAAACTCGTTCTACGGCTCTTGGTCGAGGGCTCCAGTATTCGACAGCCGCAATGATGGCCAAACTAGAAGGCCACATCTGGAGTTTTGAGGAGCTGTTTGAGGTAGTTGTGACGGCAAAGAATGCGGCCCACCGATAACGATCAGTGGATGGCAGGCGACAGCAGCAGCCGCTGTATGGCTGCCTGAACGTCGCTATTCTTTGTCGCACTGACCGGGCCAAAGCGATGCAGCGCGCACTCAAAATCGTTTGGAGTAAACCGTTTGTCTCTCTCGACAATGATCACTCTGATCTTTCCATTTGGGTTCCCGATCAACGTGCTATTGCCGGCAAGGTTTCTGCCAAACCTGATCCTAACAGCCATGGTCTTCCTCGCGATTTTCCAGCAATTTATATAGCTCAAGGTCACTTACGTCATCCATGACGATCACCTTCTTTGCATCAGTCACAGCACTAAAGACCATATCAAGCCGGATTAGTTCTGCAATTGCATCTGCAAATGTACACGCGATCTGTTTGTCATCTTCACCAAACACAGCGGGTTCTGTGGCGCCAACGCAAATGAACACCCATGGTATTTCGTGTAGAACAACAGGAACAACAAGTCCGGATCGAAATAGTTTAGTGTACTGTTGTTGGTCGTGCGAAAATTCGCTGACATACTCCACTGTTCTTGATACGAAACTCTTGTAGAACAGGGTCTCTCTGAGTCGATCAAATTCATTCCTGTTAGTGTTCTCGTCGAAATCAAGGTTGTCAATAACCTCATCTTCCCTGAAAGGCTCTGCTCCTGCGTAGCGAAAAAGAGGCATATCGCTCAGCACAAACGGACAAGTATGGTAGTTTTGGCCATTCAGGCCCTCTACGTCGTCCTTGAAACAGACCTCCTTCATCGAGACACAAAAATCTTCTCCTGGGTGATTAAGCGATAACGAGTCTCGGAAGTTTTCCTCTACGTTAAGTATAAGTCGATGGATCTCCAGGCGTGCGTTATCCAAGTCGATCCCGACACGCATTTTGTCGGAGAGCCTCTTGTAAATATGCCACGTATTGTGGGCTTCTGCTCAAGCGTCGGCCTGAAGGCTCACTCTCTAACGGTGAGGCCAAAAAGGTGGCGGTCTGCTCATACCATATTGTTGACCTCAACAAAATGGCTCTGCCGAAAAATCACAGCCGAAATTGTGATTTTCCGTCATTAGGGGAATTCCCTACGGAGACTAGGATATTCCACTTGACGCAGTTTTTGGGAACTGCTAAATTCGGCACATCCTAAAGTACCACCTTGGATTTGATCTCATGAATCCATTCTCCGAAACGATCACGCCGCTCCAATCTAGGTGGTACTTGCTTGGGGCGGCTTTCGTACCTGGGAGGCTCCGGTGTGAACCGTCCTCCCAGCGTTTCAATCACCAATGCGATCGCGAAAGACGATCGAAACATTATCGGACGTTTAAGGTCTGTCAAAAAAATACACAAGTCCTGGACTATCAACCGGTTCGAACATCCAAACTAATTACTTTGGAGGATAAAGTGCATAACCAGAAAGCGTCCTACGACGAACTCACGCGAGTGGCGGCTATCCTGACCTCTCAGGCGGAATGTAGCCGAGTCGCGGCTGCTTTGATCGCCAAGCCACCGGAGTTGGCATTCAAGCGAGCCCAACTTCTGATGGAAGCTGCTGCATTCGACCTCGCTGCGCAGCGGTTATCCGATGTCGAATTAGCCCTGGAGGACGAGCGGGTTCCATATACGCACATCGATCCATCGCGGTTTGAAGACAACGATGAGCATTGTCGCCAGACTGACAGTTGACGACGGAAAGCCAACGGGCTCCCGTTGAGGAAGCCGCCTACGTCAGGCTGGTAACTTGTCCGTAGGCGGCCTTCTTCCAAAAACAAAGGGCGAACGAGGCCAGAGGATCAGGGAATACGAGGAAAGGAAGTCGGGATGAGCCAGACGCCACAAGAGCGACCATACGTCATGGATACAGGCTGGGAGCGAGGAATTCACGGTGACCTCGACGGTGAGGCGTTGTATCGGTGGGCGAAACGACTGGAATCCCAGGAGAGCCCGAAGCTTCTGAAAGCCTGCAAGGAAGTTCTCGCCCGCCTGGAGCGATTCGAAATGGATTACGATTCCAGGCAGATCCTGAAGAACGCCCTGCGTGCTGCAGGCGTGAAATAAAAAAGGACCGCCTGCGAAGCGGTCCTAAAAGACGCATCACGCCCGGGTGGAAGTTTGGCAGCCGACACCCGAGCATCCCTGACCATCGCGAGGCGGTCCAGAGGATTCTCTGTCTATGCTAGGCAGACTCCGCGGCACCGTCAAGCCGAATTTAGGCTACTGCCGTGGGAATAACCCTTCCGGGGGAAATCGAGGTCGACTGGTCGCCCGACGAAATAGCGGACGCCATCCGAATCCTCACCACTGCCCTGCTCTGCTTGGCGACCGACCGGCCGACCGGCCTGACTCTGGCGAATCCCCAGATGGTTCGCTGCCGAGCTCCAAGTGGCGAGCTCCATCAGTGCCGGCTCACAGCAACCGAACACGCGTTGGTTCGGTTCCTTCTCTCCCACGGGCCCGCAGACGTTGATCAAGTCCGTCAGGCGGTCTGGCTCGGCCGCTCTGTCGCCGAATCCACCATTCTCAGGGCGTGCTACGACGTTAACGCCGCCCTGCTCTGCTCGGACATCCTTTGGGAAATCTCGCCCAAAAACTCGGTATTCGTTCTCCAGGAAATCGGTACTGGGGAAATCCCCGGGAAATCCCCAGTACCCGTCACATAGGATGCGGGCGTCATTCATTCGGAGCGCCAACCATGAATCAATCCCAATTCTACCTGCTGCCGTTCTCCTGGTTGGCGCTCGGTTTCCGGTGGCGGGTTTCAGTCGCTCGGCGGGAGCAGGTGGCCGACGCCGAGCGGCTCTTTCCATCAGTGAAGATCGGCGCCGCTGCCGGAACACCGCCGTCGAGCGCATCAGCGGCAGGATCCGGCAGCGGACCGTTTACCTGGCCGGTGAGAACCAACTTCAAAGGAGTTTAGTAATGATGCCTCGCAGTGCAGCAGAAGCATGTTCAGCGTGTGAAACACGGGATCGTGGCCAGATCGACATTCAACTGGAATGCCTTCACCAGAGCGTTCAACGCCTGGAGCAAAGCCTGGACACTATGTTCAATCGCTATTCGCGTTTCGCATATCCATCTCGCACTGATAGCGACAACGGTAAACCTGTCGCGCCCATTGAAATGAGCGAGTGTGCGAACGACTTAGGAAACATCGCTGACAAGTGCATCATCCTCGTTGGTCGAATAGACGAGTTCTCTGCTCGTTGCGACTGGTGAACCCACATACGGCCGGTTCCGTCGGCCGCCCCGCGCCGGTTTTACTGTCTGGCCGGTGCGGGCTGAAACTGAAACTCAACGTGCTGGAGAGACGTGGGCCGCTCATGGTTGCGACCGTGAGTAGTAAGTCCCTAATCGGGAGTATCCCAAAATTGCGAGCACCGAGCCGGGGAAGAGCCGGCGGGTTTTACAGCGAGGCATTTTTACAGGATAAACGAAATGGACATCGAATTGTCGGAGTTGCGAGAGTTGGTTGCACCGCGACTGACTCATTCGTTCGTGATCGGACAAAAGTATCTGATCCGAACGGTCACGATGTACTACACGGGTTGGCTGGCGTCGATTACCGACACCGATCTCGTGCTGAGCCAAGCGGCGTGGATCTCAGATACCGGACGATTCCACGACGCACTTAAGACCGGCAGTCTTAACGAGGTCGAGCCATTCGTCCATGACGTGGTTGTGCCGCGTGCCGTGATAATCGACGCAACGCAATGGGATCACGATTTGCCTCAGGTGCAGAAATGAATGCAGCAATAATGCGGATCGGGCTTGAGTGGTCGCGGTCGTGGTCGTGGTCGGGGTCGCTGTCGCGGTCGGGGTCGTGGTCGGGGTCGT